TCAGTTCTATCTGCCCTAATTGCTGAAGCAAGCAAGGAGTAGAACTGTTCTACACCAGCATGCGGATATGCATTAATTAGTATTTTCATTTGTCTTCTTGTGTTTAGGTCTATAGTCATCAAGAATTGCTTTAATAGTTCCGTCTTTTCTTAGACGAACAATCTTTCCATCTTTGATTTGTGTAGGATTAAAGGCTGTTGATTTTCTTTTTGGCATGATTAAATTGTACCACCTATTGTATCTCTCAGTCTTCTAAATCCAAGAGAGACTCCAGCCCTTGGGCTTAAAGAAACGACATTATGCTTCCTGTATGCTGGACAATAGACTACCTGGCCAGGGGATAGTTGAAACGAGTATTCAATTTCTTTTTTATCTTTATCCCAAATTTGCCATAAAGCATTTCCCTGTATACTCCAAAAAAATACACAGTCATCATCCGTGTGTGGAGCGTTGCTTAACGATTCAAGTGTAGTTAAACTTACATAGATGTGGTGTTGACAACTTGGACCTTCAAATGAGCCAAATTTAGATCTTACAAAAATATTAGATATTTTATTTACTACCTGAGATATTTTTAAAATTCTATCTGCATACTGAATTCTCATACCGTATCCGTTATAATGATCTTTTTTAAGATCAGCCTTAGCGATTATGTCCTCATCTGCCAAAGAAAATATTTCATCCCAAGATACAACTATTGGTATTTTTTCTTCAAATAAAAAGGGGATTCCATTCTTGTAGTTATAGAAATATTTGGGATCAATTAAAAAATCTAATTCTTTCATTTTACAAGTATACCATATTCTGGTATAATTAATAGACCTGCCCAAATGGGGGGAATTAACTTATTCGCTTGAAAGGGGAATAATATGGTAAAAACAGCACTGGATCTTTTTAATGATCCTTTTTTCAACACCTTCTCAAATCTTCAGAAGGTAACAACAACAACAAACTATCCACCTTACAATCAGGTCAAACTAAATGATAAAGAGTACATTCTTTCATTTGCTTTGGCGGGATTTTCTAAGGATGATGTCTCAGTATCGCTAGATAATCGCAAACTTACAATCAAGGGCGAGAAGAAGGATGCTGAGTTGCCAGAGGGTGCGGAGTATCTACACAAGGGAATTGCTGCTCGCAAGTTCACAGATATCTTTACCCTTCCTGAGTTTGTCGAAGTTGTTGGGGCTGAATTTAAGGATGGTATCTTAGATATCAAACTTGAAAAGCAAATCCCAGAAGATAAACTACCAAAATCAATAACTATTTTGTAGTATAATTGATTTATTCCGTGATCGGTTGGTCCGCAGGGATTTTCTGCAACGGATGGTCTATAAATAGACAGTCAGCAGGCTCAAGGCCGTGGTTGATAGACCTGAGCAGTCGTCTATAAACTGCTCACCTACTAACAATGGAGAGCAATGATTAAAGTTAATAACTACGTACAGGTAATTGGTATTGAAGAATATGATTTACAGCCAGCAAAAGTTTTGAAGATACTTGAAGATTCATACGAACTTGAGATGAGAGATAATACAGTTAAGGTTTTACCTGCTACAAATGTTAAAGAAAAGAAGAATTGTGTATGTGGTCAGTCAGCAAGAGGGCCTTGGTGTGATGGGTCACACTCTAGACATTAATCTTCAGAATCAAAAAATCTAGATATATAAATATTTTGTAGGCTTTCTGTTCCAAATGCAAAGAATTTAACCTTCCAGTCTTTATTAACTTGCAGGAATGTTGTTACTGCTTGCATAACTTCATATGGATGAATTGGATCGTCTGGAGCAGTTGAAAAATCATCAATCCCAATAACCCCATCAGGTTTTAATATTTGAGAAGCATATAGCAACTCATTATATACATTATGAAAAGAATGGTCAGAATCTAAATAGATAAAATCAAATTTATCGACAGCATCTGACGGTATGTATTCTGGAAGAAGTGTTTCAGATTTTCCTTTTCTAATTTCAACTTCTGGATTATTTTTAAATCTTTCACAAACAAAAGAGTAGTTGTTATTGGCATCATATCTGTTTTCTGAATTTGGCATCATATCTGGATTATCAAAAGTATCTATCAAAACTAACTTATTAAGTTTAAGGCCATCTACAAGGCACTGAGCATAGTCTCCAGCAGCAGTACCAACCTCCATAACACGTAATTCTTTATCCATACCAGCAAGAACATTGATTATTGAAGAGCGATTTGTAAGGATTTTTGCCCCTGACACTTGCTCTTCACTAATTTCAAGTATGTTATATGGGGATACTGCAGGCATGCCTATCTTATCGCATTGACACAGGTATTCCTTTACTTCTTCTGGTGGTACTAGCCGCCATACATCCCCGACTTTTTTAGCATTATGCTTCATACCATCTATAATACCATATGCTATAATTATTGTATGCATGAACTAACTCCAGAATGGTATAGACCTAGACCAGAACTTAAGAAGATTGACAATATTACTGCCATCATAGGTATTGACACTAACAATATAAAGGTTGTAGAAAATTGGATTTCTGATGAAGACTGTGAAAGGGCTATGAAAATTATATCCAAGACACCAGTTAACCATGCAGCCACACACTCATATCCTATACATAACACAGAAGGCTATGAGGGAGAGACACAAGAAGAAAGATTATTTGCAGAAGAGTTTGGCAAGAAGATGGTTGCTCTTGGAGAAGAGTTATACGGACTTCCACTTATAAGAGATCAAAAATTCTTATATGTTGTTCACCCAACTGGAACATATATTGACCCACATACAGATATTTTAGATATTACCGCTCCAGATTATGAAGGAGATACATACGAGTCACAGCGTGAAAGGTTCCCATATCTCTGGAGTGGTCACCTATCTATCCTTGCTTATCTCAATGATGATTACGAAGGTGGAGAGTTATACTTCCCAGAGCATGATTTTGGAGTTAGACCTAAGAAGGGTATGATAATCTTTTTCCCAGGAAACTTACACTACGTTCACGGCGTTGCGCCAGTAACAAGTGGCACAAGATATACACTTTCTCAATGGTCAAAGTTTAAAGACTTTATAGCAAAGCCAGAAAATGCCTAGAAAACCAATACACCCTTTAGGTCAAGATGAATTTAAAGTTTTTGCTGATGACGAAATAGAAGATTCTGAAAAGATAAGTCAAGAACAGTTAAATGGTGCAAAACTTTTCTCTTCCAGGGAAGAGTATGCGAAGAGTTTTAAAAAGGGGATTAGATATCTAGAAGTTGGAGTTGCCTGGGGATATTCTGCACAAATGTTTATTGATTCAACAGAAGCCATATCGGCAGACCTAGTGGACTGGTTTGATCAAGACCTTAGATGCTGGTCATGGAGAAAGTTTGGCTCATGTCAATGTTCTGGAATGAAGCATGAACTGCTCTATACCCCAATTACCCACGAACCATACGTTGTTGAAAAATTTAAAGATTACAAAAATGTAAAAACGTATAAGGGTGACGCAAAAAGAATTCTTCCAGAATTAATAGGTGCAGGTAAAGAATATGATTTTGTGTATATAGATATATCAAACTATAGACATACTACAAGAGATGCACTCAGAAATGCATCAAAGATGATACCAGTTGGTGGCGTAATAGGTCTTAATGACTATCTTATCTATGATGGGATAATTGAAGAAGAGCCCTATGGAACATTTCAAACTGTAAATGAATTTTTGCAGTATAATAAAAACTGGGTTGTTGATGCCATTGCACTACATAACCTTGGGTTTTATGACATATACATAAGGAGAGTATCTTGAACAACAACGAAAAGTATAAAGAATTTTATTTTAACCCAGACAGACTTAGGGATAGTACTTCTGTTTGGGATATATTCTGGGATGAATTTGATATCACTTGGGCGCAAAGCCAAGAGCACTCTAAGTCAAAACATTTTACGGTAAACCCTGCAGAGTCTCAACAAGCATTTGGTACAATTGATGATGGCGAAGTAACATACGATTATAATAACGATTGGTTTAGATCTGATGAGTTTACTGTTGACCACCCAGAAAAGTATCACATAGTATTTTCTGGATGCTCCGAAACAGAGGGCGTTGGGTCACCACTAGACACTGTCTGGGCAAAGATGCTTCATTCAGAACTTAAAGAAAAATACGACATTGGTGGATATTACAACCTTGCTAAATCTGGTAATGGATGGCACAAGGTTGTATCTTCCTTATTAGTATATATAAAAAAATATGGCAAGCCAACACATTTATTTGTTCTGCTTCCAAATGTTGCAAGAAATTTTGTGTGGGAAAGTGAAAGAGAAACCTGGACGTATCAGCAAAAACTTAATTTTTCTTCAGATAAAAAGCATTTGCCTGATACAATGCTTAATCAGGTTACAACTCTAGATGAATACAGAAATGCTTTTATACAGTTTAGCCTTGCATGGAAGTTATTTGAAGCATTTTGCAATGCAAGCAACATAAAACTTATATTCTCAACTTGGAACTATGAAGAAAAACAAAACTTAATTTTTAGTAATCATCACCCAAGTTACTTCCCATTAGATCGTCCAGATTTTGATGAGTACGCAAAAATAAAAAGACCTTCTGGAAAATTTAAAGACAAAGACTTAAGAAGAAGAGATAATCATTCTGGAATTTTATACCACGAGTGGTGGAAAGACTCTTTCATGGATCAGATAAGGGAAAGGGGCCTATTTAATGATTAAAAAAATATTATTTTGGTATCGCTTTAGAAAGATCAATAAGAAATTAAAGAAAAATCCACAAAAATTCATATACTAGATATATGATATAATTGTTTTATAGTTTGGCCTTATAAGGGGGAATAAAATGGATAAAGATAAGTTAGCAAATAAACTTGCTGGGAAGTCTGTAAGCAGACGTGGCAAGGAGTTAAGTTTTACAGAACTTGCCCCAGGAATTCATGTGTATAGTGATATTTGGCCTGAGTCAATGGAGTTTATGAAAAAATTAGAAGACACTCACCAGTTTGATCGTGAAGATTATTATGATGAAGAAATTGGAAAGAAAGCAAGTACTTGCTGGGTATACCACAATGAAGAGATGGCTGATGCTTTTGAAGAAGTAGTAGACTCATATCTATTTATGTGGGATCTTGGACCATTAACAAGAGAAGCATTTAGAATTACTAAGTTTGAAGATAACGAGTTCTTCTCAGTCCACCCTGATGATTCATATGGGACACCAAGAACTGCATCTTTTGTTTACTATCCTAACGATGATTACGAAGGCGGGGAATTAGAGTTTGTCCACTTTGGAATTACGTACAAGCCAAAGGCTGGAGACCTACTTTGTTTCCCATCTGGATATACTTACCAGCACAAGATACACAAAAAGACTGGTGGAAATACAAGATATACTGTTGTATTCTTTGCTTGCGAAATCTCACAAAAAGAACGAGATGCAAGAATGGAAACACTTGACTTTCCTTACCAACCTAAACTAGAATACATATTAAGAAAATAAAAACAAAATAAAAAAGGGGGCCTTGATTGGCCCCCTTTCTTTTTGCTAATTTACTTCTTTGCTACAGGCTTCTTCTTTGCAGGAGCCTTCTTTACTGTTGCCTTCTTAACTGCAGAATCAACTTCTGCTGCATCTGGAAGACGTCCAAACGCTGTGTCGTTAGGATTGATTGCACGGATTGCTACGGGCGCTAATGCAGCCAATAGAGAGTATGCAAGTGTCTTAGGATCTGTTACACCAGACATATATAGTGCAAGTGCTGCACCAAGTACTGATCTTCCGTATGACGCTAGTAGTGCTTTGATTTGTTCATTCATATTATTCCTCCTAGGATATAATTTGTGTTAGTGTAGTAAAACCAATCCAGAGGCCAATAATTCCTGCGACTCCCGCAAAAACTGGTGGTGCTGGTACTGGTAATTTGAATGCAGCAAACACGATTCCGCATCCAAAACCTGTTAGTATTGATAGAAAAACTTCCTTCATCGATAACCCTTTTCTGATAACTCTAGATAATGTTCTGAACACACATCGACTATTGTTGTCTCTGTGCCGTATACTTTTTCTGCTTCAAGTACACAATCTACGACCTGGCAAGAATAGAATGCATCATATGCCATATCGTAGTGTGACTTAAATTTTATCATTCCTCAATTTTACCATAGTCATCTGGTATGAACTTGATTAGTTCCTTATACGCAAGGCTTATATCCCTCATAGCGGGATGAAGAGGTGTCTCCATGACGCTACTATATTCATCAAAATACTCTATGTGGCCACCGACTCTTTGTTTGAAGTTCCATATCCCAGCCTGTACATTTTCAATATAGGCGTATGCCCAGTTTCTAGAGTCTGCAACAAACTTTAAAAATCCATCATCTTCTTTTGGTTCTGTATCTTTTTTTTCTTTTAATTCTTTAACTTCATTTTCAATTCTAATAGTATAGTCAAGAACCTCTTGTTTAATTTTAGTTTCAAGTTTCTTAAGACTATGTCTCATTCTAATATTATCTATAACAACACCAAAAAACAATATTACAAAAATAAAGAAACCTATAAAGTTTAGTATGTTTGACATTTACTTTCCACCGTCTCTAACTAAAAGAACAATCGCTCCATTTTCTTCAAGTGCTTGTTTAACTTTTAACATATACTGAAAAGCCTCAATCTTATCGTCATGATAAAGATTAAGAAAATCTTTTTCACTTGCCTTTACTGTAAGAAAATGTTCGTTATCAATGATTTGTAGCCTAAAGTTTTTAGGTGGGGTGATTGATCTAAAAGCCTTTTGCATATCATCTGTATACATTTTAGTCGTTTGTAAGATACTGCCAGGTATCTCCCCATTGCAACTTAGTTTTATGGCGATTAAATTCTTTTGATATCTTTCCGTCTTCAAGGTATATGCCACCCCAAACTCCGTATTCTTTACCAGTAATACCAATAGCAAAGCATTCTTTCTTTACGGGACACTCTGAACAGAGTTTATCAACTGCAAGTCTTAACTCTGGTTGGTCCTCATACTTTTCAAAAAATATGTTTGTGTCATACTCCAAACATAAGGCTTCATCTTTCCACAAATGCTTATTCAATTTATCCTACAAACTTGGAGGGTATATCCCAGCCATTCCTTGTTGGACTAAATCTACGAGCCATGTACCAAGATCCATCCTTGAATAGCCCATACTGTGATGTACGTGCCTTATCTGTTTTGTATGAGTTGACTACTGTCCAGCCATCCCATGACAAAGAGTTGTTTGATGCCACGATTGTTTCCATGTCTTTTAGTTCTGTTACGATCATTTTATACCCCTTAGTATTGGAAAATTCCTACTTCAATTTGATTTTGTTGTGCTTGGTATACCAGTTTAGATTTTTGCTCATTAGGATTACTCAAGAAAACAAAGTAATCAATTCCAGCAACATACATCTTTTCATCAATCTCGCTTGGCGGAACCATATGATATTTAATTTTTTTGCCTCTTGCCTTCATTCCTCTTTCAGACAAATTAACAAATTCTGACACCATGGCATTGATATTGCCTGGCCCTGCACTGTATAGATCGAATGTCTTATCGTCTTGTTTAAGGTTTGACATGGCTACAGCCATGGCTCTAAGAAAAACGTTGTAGTCTGCAAAACTACTTGTCCCCTGTACTCCCACTATCATGACTTTTCCCGTCTCTTAGTTTATCCATTATAAACAGCATCTTATCTAATTGTACCTTATCCATATGTATGGTGTCAACTATACGTGCAGTCGATCCATCAACATTCTTACCCTCTAAATCAGCAACAAAGAATGAGTTGTCTTTGATCCAGTAAGCCTGGCCATCGACAATGATTACCTTGATGTTTGTCTTTGCTTCTAACTCCATTGACTGAGACTTCCTGGGTGCCTTTAAAACCTCTTGTGGGGGCAATACAGGCGATACTATAGAGTGTATGTGGCTTTGACTATACCTAACCACTAATCTATCATTGCTAAAACTATTTAATGATATTATTTTTGTAGTAAAAAATACAAGGGCAAATGTTATTACAGACCCAAGAAAATATTCCATTTAACACCCCCTATATCACTAATTATATCATTTTTGTTGAAGAACAATTCTTATTATTTCTTTTAGAGTATACTGCTCAGACTTGTCTAGTTGCATTATTTCTTTTGCATTTAGAGCCTTATCTGTCAAGGTTACCATAGGGTCTTCATCTAGGAAGTTTATCTCAATAAACCCATGCTCCCAAAGGGCCATAGTCTCTGTGGTAAAGTATGTGTATAGATCATTATGTAGTTCTTCATTAACTGACTTCATCTTACTAGTAAAGTTGTATAGAGGTTCTCCAGTGTCTATATCCATCCCCGCAATTTCAAGTGCGCCAGATAGAATCAGATCCTCAATGATTGATTCAATCTGTTCGTCCTCATTCAACGAAGTCTCCAGGTCATTCTTGTTGGACCCTGATCTATCAACTGGAACATGTGGTGTTTATATTGATCAGTTAACTGCTGAAAAATTTCAGGGCTAACCTCTTTCATTTTATCTTTAATCTTATATAGCATTTCTCCACTTTGGTTATCAATGCTGTCTATTTCAATTGCATCCTGTAGTAGCAGGTGCTCAATTAGCGCTTCCTGTCTTGGATTCATCTTTACTCCTCGTTAATAAAAGATAGAAGTTCTTCTTTTGTTTTGGCCCCAGTAGTTCTGGATACCTCTTTGTTATCCCTAATAAGTACAAATGTTGGTACTGACTTTACTTCAAAATCACTTACCATTTCACTTTCAATATCTGCATCAATCATAAAAAATTTTGCAATAATTTGTTCTCTATTTAACTCTTCAACAATTGGCTTAACCTTTTTGCACGGGTTACACCAGTCTGCTGTAAAGTATAAAACGCTTTTCACTTACCAGACTTCTTCCTTGCCTTTGCCAAGGCTTCAAAATCTTTTATTTTTGTTTCTCCCATGTAGCCCCAAGCATGGCCATCATTGATCATCTTATCATTAATAGAAACTGTATCTCCATCAAGATAAACCCAACCAAGAATACGACCATACTTTTCAGATGAGTCCATCTTCTCTGTCTTGATGACTACAGACTTTGCATTGTCTATGGCATGCTTCAAATAAGCCTTTGCTTCTAGCCCTAAAGCCTTTTCAGCCTTGTCTGTTGTGCGAGACTCAGGGGTATCAATCCCAGCCAGTCTTACTCTTGAACTAAAAGAAATATCAAACCCTAAATCAATATCAACGTCAATGGTATCTCCATCAACAACTTTTGTTACTTTCTTTACATAATATTCAAACATTATTTTCTCCCCCATTTAACTTTATTCCAACCACGTTCATGGAAGTAATAAAGGATTGTTTTTGTAAATACCTCAAAACTTGCAATTGCTCCTGCCGTAACTGGCTCTTTAGTTATTGCCCAAGATATTACAAATGTGTCTGCCGTGCCTATAATGCGCCAAGTAATTGCTTTTAATGCTGATCTTTGCTTAGTTACGTTCATCTACATCGCCACCATAGTTGCTAATAAAATAAACCAGAAATCCAGAAATTATTAGAGAAGCGATAATAGCAATAATGTTTTCTACCATATTAATCACGGCTCCCATGCCAATAGCACCAGCCGTGAACCTGCTTAAACTCTTCTTTAAAAATATCTTGGTATGATCTTTCAATCTTTGACTTTGCTTCATGATCTACATTTTGCTCTGGTTCTCCAGATGTATAGTGGAAAAATATCATATCAACGTATTGGTCATCTGTAAAGAGTTGTGGAACTCTCCAGTGTACCTCGTATGATGGTCTAAATACTAACGCAGAGTTATCCGTAAGAGTAAATACCTTATCTTCAATCACAAGTGGCCACTGTACGTTAGATTCTAGTTGGTAGTCTACTGTTAGTTTTGCATCACCTGTATCATAATGAGGGGCAAGTCTTGGCTCCCCAGTTTTATTTGAGTACCTAGTAAATGCAACCCCCTCAACTACAAGGTCTTTGTTATGATTCTCATTAACATATTTAGTTACTTTAGATATTAATTCATGAGGAATCACATCTGCTGCAACGAATAAAACTCTTCCAGACCATGGCTGATTAAGTAGTTTGTCTAGAGGTCTTCCGTTCTCACGAATTTCTTCAATAGAAATATCTATTGCTTCAGAACTATTTAAAAATGTATAGATGCTATTTTTTAAAGCAGCAACGTCTTCATCATTAAATAGATCCGAAACAACTAGACTGTCCATATTAAATACCCATCTCTTTTCGCTTCTCTGTTGCAGAGATAGCCTGAATAGATGCATCCAATTCAATCTGCTCAATCTTATATCCAACATCACGACCATAAGAAATATTTGTAATGTTAGGCATCTTTACCACAAATGCTCCAGGAACATCTTCTTGAATGTATTTAGTTACATCACTAAAACTTAGTGGATCTTTTGGCGTCATGCCTTGCGTATGTCTAACTCCAAGAACAACCTGATAGGCTTTCTTCTTTGCTTCTTCATACAAGGCTCTATGACCTTCATGCCACGGTTGGTAGCGACCTAACAATAAGACTGTGTCTTCTTTCCAATCTACCATTCCAAACTTGCGTACTACAGTTATTGCACGTGTAGCAAGGGCATCAGTGTGGTCATCCCCAGTAACTTCAATTCTGTGGTCGTAGTGTGTAGGGTCTTCCCAAAGTTTATTTGTATCTTCGAATCTTCCCTCTTTAATTGTGTCAACCCAAACCACAACATCAGCATCTCCAAATGCCTTACGAGTTTCTTCTGTAGGACAAACAAAATCTACTAGGACAGGCTTATCCTGAATATTTTCAAGAAGCCTTGCTAGTTCACCCATACGACGAGCCTGCTCAATACGATCTTCTGGGCTAAACCCAAGATCTTTATTTAATCCAGCACGAATCTGGTCTGCGTTTAAATGTATTGCATTAGTTCTATCTCGAACTGCATCTGCAATAGTTGTCTTTCCTGATCCTGGAAGCCCTAAAAACTGAATTATCACTGTAGTTTCTCTCTCTCGTCTAGAATGCTAATAGCAAACTTCATCATCTTGTCATATCCAACTGCGTTGTCCATTACTTTATTGTAGTGGTGCCCACAAAAATATAGGTCTCCAGCGATACCATTAACCTTAACTAAGGCTTCAGCATTGCATCTGTCACATCGATCATGTGGTGATAGTTGCCATTCTTGTTGGACTTCATCTTTAACCATTGTAAACATTATACTACCGCTTTCTGTTATCAGTGGAATAAAATCCACTACCGTTGAATACTGCTCCTATATTAGAGTATACACGTTCCAGAGGAACATTGCAAGTCTCACAGTTGTATCCTGGATCATCTTCTTTGATTGATCGAACTTTTACTACGATATCGTTGCAACCTGCAGTACATTTATATTCGTACGCTGGCATCTATTTCTTCTTTAGTTGCCAGACAGGGAGATTAACTTTTGTATCTTCTAGTTTGTATCCAAGCAAGGACACAAATATCTTAATAATCTTAATTCTCATTACTTCACCTTGTTTCCAAACTTAGCCCATACTCTTTCATGAAGAAAGTATCCTAGCGCTTCCCAACCAATATATAGTAGTGCTCCAAGGCTTGCGTATTCCCACTCACCAGTAAATAAATAAATAACTCCAGCAACTCCAACTAGGTGGAATGTTTCCCAACTTGCTGTTTTTAATAGTGTTCTTTTAGTAGATTCCATTTACTTTACCTTACCTAACAAAGGAGTGTTTTCTTCTCCAACATATACTGGACGACCCCAGCCAACAACAGCATTGATTAACTTCTTATTGTTGTTTTTTACATAACCACGAGTCTTTTCTACACACATTCCGCCGTTGCGCTGGTCTCCCTTTGCAGTTCCTGAAGTGTTCCCTTCAATAACTTGGATTGTTCCATCGCCATTGTTCTTAATACAAAGACCAACATGAGAAATTCTATTGACACCATCATCTGGGAAATCAAAATAGATCCAGTCTCCTGGTGTTGGATCATCGTTACGAGCATCTGACCAACGCTCATTCTTCTTAAACCAGTCCGATGCTGCTACTGTTGATGCAGACTTTGGATACTTCTTTGCATCTAGTCCAGATGTGAACGCACACCAAGAAACGAATGATTGGCACCATGGTTGGAAGTTAACCTTCATCCATGCGCCATACTTTGTTTCATTATCTTTAGGGCCTTCAATTGTGCCCACTTCTTTCTTTGCAACCTCAATGATTGCTTTTAATGTTCCTTTATCAGCCATTTTCTCCTCCTATAGGATATGTATTAATTATACCAGATTAGCGTGTAATTGTAAAGTTGTATGCTTTTTCCCAGGCTAAAATATCAGCCTCATCATTAAGAAGTGGTTGACCTTTAATATTAAGGCTGGTATTAAGAAGAACTGGCACCCCAGTCTGTAAATAAAACTTATTTAAAGTCCTCCATAAGCCACGATGTTGATCCTTGTTTACAGTCTGGACCCTTGAGGTTCCATCTTTATGAACCACTGATGGTATTTTATCTGGCTGTAAACATTTAACCGTATACTGCATATATGGGGAATCAAAGTCCATATCAAACCACTTGTCTGCAAACTCTTCCATAACAACTGGAGCAAATGGTCTAAAGAGTTCTCTTTGTTTAATTAAATTAACTTTGTCTTTGATTCGTGGATCTCTTGGATCAGCAAGAATACTTCTATTACCTAGCGCTCTTGGACCATACTCTGCTCTTCCTGTTGCTACTGCTACTATTCCATCTTTTAGTATGCCGTCAATTATTTTGTCAACTGGATATTCCCCGCCTAAGTCGTGACCTAGGTATGGATCTTTCCATTCAATATGTTTTCCATATAACGCTGCTGCTGCACCTAAAGAACTTCCAGCATCTCCTGGGTTGGGCATAATCCAAACATCACCAAAAATATTCCATAACAGGGTGTTGGCAGAAGAGTTTAAGGCGCAACCACCCATAAACACAAGGTTGTCTTTGCCAGTTAGGTTGTATGCCATATGCATAAACTCATTTAGCCTTTGTTGATAAACAAATTGAACTGCAGCAGCGATATCAAACTTATCTTGCTCTGATTCAATCCATCCCCAATCATTAATTCCTTTATGAAAGTTATACTTTTGTTGATCATACTTTGGAAAATATGCATCAACTTTTCTGTAATATTTTGTCCAGTCCCCATATGCTGCCATACCCATCATAATATACTCTTCTTGATTTGGCATTAGACCTATTAGTTGTGTGAAAGCAGAATAGAATAATCCAAAACTAACTGGATAGTTTTGCTTATACTTAAGCCTAATCTTTTCTCCCTCTCCAACCCAGATTGTTGAGGTATTGTATTCACCAATAGCGTCAAGAACAACTATGACCGCATCAGTAAAAGGACTGGTGTAGTACCCTGCACAGGCGTGAGAGTAGTGATGCTTAAACGATTTTCTTGGAACGCTATCTATTTCAAATTTTGGAAGCCAATCTCCTGAGCCACCCCTAAGAAAGAGTCTTGATTTTTTTAATAACGGTCTCTCGTAGTATGCAACATGGTCTGGTTTTCCATACTGTAAAGCATCTTGAATTAAATTATCATTTACGTACCAGTCATTTTTCTTTTTGCTATATCGCTCAGCATGTCCTGCAAAAAGAATCTCTCCATCTTTTATTAAGGATACAGACGCATCGTGTGATGTTTCATTAACTCCAAGAATTATCATTCTGCGCCAGTAGAATCTCTTTTTTGTTCCAGCGGGACATTATGATACCAGTTTGGTAGTGCGTATCTTGGACCCCTAGTAACTGGATAAACTTCATGAACATACAAAAAGTTTGATGGGAAAAATAGTACGCTACCTGCTTCAGGTTTAAACTTTAATCCTGAATGCCTAAACTCTATCTCACCACCTTCGTAATCATCATTAAGGTATAAAAGAACAGATAAAACTCTAGTGCTTATCCCCTGATCTTGATGTGCTGGAAGGTGCCCAGTCTTATCATATCTAAGCAAGTGCATTGTCTTTTCTCTAGACTTGATATTCTTTTCTGCAAAAGGATATAACTCTGTTGAGTAGTGCTTAAGCGTTCTATCTAGTGCTCCAAATAATTCATCAGAAATAAAAGTTTGCTCATTTAGATAGATATCAGACTTTGGAATGTCCTTTACTTGCGGTATAAACTTTTGCATATTAAATGTAAGCATATTAGCGCCTTCACCATATGTCCATGGTACCCAAGGCTTTACAGAAGTTTTGAATGGTGCTGTCTTATCTTCTTGATATCTAGCATCAAGTTCTTCAATCTTATTAATTAAGTCTGCTGGATTGTTTACAATATTTTTATAGTAAACCATTCCAAGATCAAGTATCTCATAGTTTAACAAGAGGATACTCCTTCGCTTTCCATTTATTAAATCCAGGATGGAATTCTGGATCAGCATGTCCTGGTAAAGATGTGTGCATGTATAGACCAGTGTACCTATCTCCCCTGGTTACAGTTGTAATTCCATGGATATACTCTGTTCCTGCCCCTGGAAAAAACACAGCAGAATATTGTTTTGGTTGATACTCAAACTCTTGGTTTGGGAAATAAATCTTTCCACCATCATACTCTGACTCATTATTTAAATACATGATTGTGCTAAACTCAATCCAAGGCTCTGGACCTTGTGCATCAATATGTAGGTCGCCCTTTGTTCCAGTTTGCCAGTGTGATCCGAACGCTTTAAATACGTAGATGTCATTCTTAAAGCCCATGAGTTCTTTATGCATCTGATTTGATTTGTGACCATACTTGATCATGATATCCTGTACCGTTTTATTGTACGGTAACGATGTACCACCAAACCTTTTAGCGTAATACTTTGGGTACTCATTTACTTCTGATGGATTTAGTTGCTCGTCAATTAATGTCTTAGCATCTTCTGGCGAGATGAAGTTATCTATTACTGTTATTCTATGCATTGTTTCCCCCTGTATTCATTATACCATTAGTGAATTGACTTGGTTTTTGCTACAAACCTTCTTGCATCAACCTTATTAAAATCTAGTTTCTCTGGGTCATAAGCAACATCGTTTCCATCAAATGGTAGCCTTTTTATTAGTTTTAGGTCAACCCCATGAAATGTTTCAAAATCTTCACGGCTTCTCTTCCTTGCGCCAATGAATAGGAACTTACTTTTTCCTGTGTTGAGCAGGTCTACCACTTCGTTATAGTTATGGTTTAATGAGAATGGAGTATATATTTTTCCAATTGTAGGAGACTCTGATAGGCTAAAAAATTTTGTAGGGCAAGAATATATATCAAAGTTAGCAGAGAACATATCTATAGAAATGACCTCTTCTTCTCCGTTATATTTTAGATATTCTGGGTACTTCATATGAAACTGAAAAATTTTCTTTGTAGCAAAAATAAAATCTCTATCTATATAGTTTGTAAGAGTAAAGTCTTCACAATCTTGTTTTTCTACTTTTATATAAAATAAATTTTCATTAGATAGTTTTACTGAATGATTTCCAGATATAAGAATATTTTTGTCTTGCATAAAATTTAGTAAGTTTCTATCCCAATCCTTGGTTAGCATTACAGAATCTCCCAACTGCAAGATATAGTCTGCTCGTGAGTTTCTGATTGCTTGATTTTTAATTGAGCATGGGGATTTTTGGGAGTCCCAAAATATATGAGTATAGTAAGTAACTCCAAGAGATTTGAATAGTTCTGTCCTATCAAGTGGATGCTGATCTGCAACATAAACGGTTATCTTGTTGTCTCCGCTAGACATCTCTTTTAAGTTAGTTACTGTTTCCTTTAATTTTTTTCCTTTATATGAGTAAATAACAACGTCAATATTTTTACTCATTTTCGTTATCAATTTCTATCTCTTTACTATTCTTAGTTCCAAATTTTTTTCTTATCCAAGCAGTTTCTTTATAGTAGCCATACAGTCTTGATCTTCTGTTTTCTGCTGCCAACTCATGCCTGTCTAGATCATCTTCAGTCTCAACTACTTCGCTTTCCCAGTCCTCACGCTTAAAAGGAATCATTTGAAATATAGGGGTGCCTTTCGGAATTAAACCTATAAAATCTTTTTGAAGAAAGAATGCAGTAAATACTGGTAGTCCCCAAATATCTGATTCAACAATTCCAGACATAGTATAAAACGGAAGATCAAACCTATTCATTGGGTGTGTAATTAGAACAGAATACCCTGGTGGTGTTTCATAATACCAATTCATTCTCCATCCATAGTGGACTGGGTGGCAGTTGTTTGGTACTGGAAGTTCTATTGTTGGTCTCTTGTCTATCATCATTACTTCACCATTCCAAGATACAATGGGCTTTCCTTTTTCATCTTGATCTACATAGACATCATCTTCAAGAACATAATGGTACCCTCCCGTTAGTGCATCAAAGAATGGCATACACATTTTGGTTGCAACCATTGCGCCATCTGTTCCGATATTGTTTTTTACTCCAAGTGTGATATCATCATTTGATTTGTCAAACCTAGTTAAACTCTTATACCATTCTGGAACAGTGCTTACTGCTGGTACAGGGGCAGTAAGTCTGCCATCGTGACCAGTAAAGCCTGGGGTAAACTTTATTGATAAAGGTTTTTTCACTTAAATTCTTTCTTGCTTCTAAACTTTAACTTGTAAGCATTAACAAAGTTACTTCTGACATTAAGTCTTTGCTTTGTTATGACAGCGTTTGCTTCTTTGTTATCAACAATCTCCATTTCCCAATCTTCACGTTTAACTGGGATTACCTGAACAAGTGGTGTCCCTTGTTTAATTACACCCTTAAAGTTTTTTCTAACAAGGAAAGAAAGATGCCCATCAGTAATAAACTTATCAGTGTCCACGAATGCGCCCATTGCATAAAAGGGGGAAGCATCCTTATGAACTGGATTCATAAAGATACAACTATAGCCTTCCTCTGTTCCAACAGAGTAGAATGGCATAATCCTAAACAAGTCTTTGTGATAAAGTTCTTTGTCTATTGGGTAGTGAGAGTACTGCAATATATCGTGCTTTGATATCATATCGTTAGCAAATTGTTTTAGTGTTATTGGAACTGACCACTCAATTTTTTCTGGGTTTGTTGCATCAATATAAATATCACAAGGACACAAGATTAGATATCCAGCAGTCATGTAATCAAATACGGGCATACATCTTTTTACTGTAGAGGATACGTTGCCCATTGGCAAAAACTTTGCATCATCAATAGATCCAGGTTGATCTCTGTACCATTTTGGTACAAGCCTAGATGCTGGAATTGGTTCAGGAGCAAAAGACTGAGTCTTCTCGCTAAACGGGTAAAATTTAATATTGTTCATAAAAGTTCCTAACTCTCTGTATAATTATATCATCTGCTTCAAAAACAATATCAAACATTGGCTGATTTCTTTTAATCTTGCCAAAAACCTTACTAACCATATGGCTACCTGAGTTCTTAAAACTAAAATCCACAAAGTGTGGCTCTACATAGATTTCCGTTTTGTTTGTTTTTTTATAATGATTAGACGATTCCTGGATTAAAAATGGAGAATCTGTGTTTGGCCTAACGTATCTTACTTCAACATCCTCATCAATAAACCAAGGAACATAAAACTTAAAAAAGCCAAGAAAGCAACCACTGTCTCTGTCGTATACATTCTTGGTCCTGTAGTATTGTCTCATCCAGGGTCGATCTAAATTAAAGAATTCCCCACTTTTTTTTTGCAATAAAAAGAATTCTGCATGATTTTCCTGTCTAAGTGTTACAGTATTTCCAATTATAGATATTAGTCTTGGCTTTGGATATAAAGCCTCAACATATTTATTTATTGGTTTTATTACTGAATCCGAGTATTTACCTTTTAAAACATACTCATACCTAATCCATTTTTCAGGCAGTCTAGATTTTTTACTGATCTCAGAAAATACTGGATCATATGTGTTGTACCACACGTTGAAGTCATGCTTGTCTTCTTCGTGAAGCATAAGTGGTTGTTCCATTTTTACTTCCTTGCTGGTCTGGCAGGTTTCGATCCTGCGACATCCGAATTAACAGTTCGGCACTCTACCAACTGAGTTACAGACCATTATACACTATTACGAAATTGGGTTAACAATTCCCTTTGGTGTATTAGCCGTTACCCACATTGATGCTACTGCTGCTGTTGCTGATGATGATGTCTGTGATACAGGACCAAATGCGGTATTGTATACCCACTTGCTACCATCTAGTGATAGTCGAGCAAAGTAGTCTGTGTTGGCATCAAAACGTGCCAAAGCATTTCCCTTTTCATCAGCATGTGCAACCGCTAAAGTGTTAGCAATGCATCCTGGATAACTGACAGACTTATTTGTGTCATTTCCTGCTGCTGCAAATACTGGAATACCAGAAGACTCTAGATCGTTAATTAGTGATCGGATTACAGCGTCATCTGCAAGGCGAGCCTTTGGTGTATTGATTGCTCCGTATGGAACACAGTCTAACTTTGTCTTATTAAATGTTAAAGAAATTGAAACAGCACTTACCTTAGACTTATTAGCCTTTACCCAGTTAAGTGATGAGATCAATTGGCTTGGAAAAACATCAGACTGTGCACTAGAAGCACAAATTGGAATGATGCTAATTGAAGGATTCTGTAACTTTGCTACAGAATACATGGCTGTTCCATGATTGTATGGATCAGAAGCCTTTGCATTTTTAACTGGCTTTGACTGTGCACATACTGCACCTGTAGATGTGATTGCACCTTGTGCAATATTTGACTGAAAATAAGAGTCAATAATTACGAGAGACTTAGCGTCTGCTGCTTGTGATTGTACTGGTACTACAACTGAAAACAATACTGCTATTAGTGCTACGATCTTTTTCATTTTATTCCTTTTCATTTTAAGATATCATCAATCTGATGACATGTTGACAAGGGTCTCCCCCTGCCTCCCATTCTTCTACTTCTTCTTCACCCATATAAGCATAACCGCCATCATGTGTATTGCAATAAGGTGGTGTTATCCATCCCCGATCAATACCATTTGAAAGCCATATGCCAAACTCTTGCTCTTCTGGAGATAAATCTTCTTCGTCACTGTAGTTCATATTATAAGTATACCCCTACACACTGACAATGTCAACTGGCCCCATGCATGATGGGTTAAATTTTATTGCAGCATTTACTGCTTGAAGAACTCTGCTCCTTGCATTTTTTTGTTTATCTGTTGCATATAAAACACCGTAAGCATACTCTGCTCCTGAACCCATAGCAAGATATGGCAATGTGTATTTAGATAAAGACATGTCTACAGAACTATGCTCATATATTTGTCCACGAATTGCAATTATTAATCCAAGGTCTCCTTCTTTTGAAGTGTCAACCCAAAACTCATTATAAAATTCTCTAAGTTCTTTAATAAACTTAGTCTGCATAAACTTATCAGTATCTCTTATGTTTGGGGTAGAGGGTTTAAAGTTATATCTAATTCTTTCCCCATCCATTGATCCAGCATAACCAATTAGGTATGGGCCAATCTTCCAAACTTTTGGAGCATCAAGTGCTAAGATAGTTCCATCGTCAGAGGCGCCACGGTCTCCAGCCATATAGATCTTGTCTTCATGTCTTACTACAGCAATACAAGTCATTCTGCGTGGTAACCTTTCGGATATAGTGTTATTATTACTTTTTGTATTTCGTCTTCTTCTGACCAGAGCCTACTATTAGTATACACGAATTCTAGGATCTTGTCAAAGACCCCATCAACGTGTACTTCAGTATCCATACTAAGATTCATCTGAAAGTCTGCTTCCCAATCATTACTAAAATTATCTGATAGTTCTTTTATTACCTCTTCCAAACCTTTAGATTTTAATATGATGACTGTTGGTTTATTTAATAATCTAATCTCTTCAAATGTTTTTTTCTTATCTGCTAGGTGCTGAAAGTTGCCAGCAAAATAAAATGAATGAACATTTCTTTTTCCATTAACAACAGCGCTTATAACTGAGTTAGGTCCAGATAAAACTTGATAAGGAATGCTCATCTCCGAAAGTATTGATTTGAATTGTGACATAGGCTCAAGAAAAACCGAAGAACCTTCATCTGAAACAACAAATATTTTTTTTCTATTTTTTACATGCTCAAGCAAAACATTTTTCATATCATCAACATGAGCAGGATCAGACTCAAGGTTGTATTGAAGTATGACACCCCTTGGATTTATATTTGGTCTCTCTTCAATATTGAGATAGTTGATGGCATTGATTAATCTAGAGAACTGTCTATGATTTTCTACTAAAATAACATCTGCAGTTTTAATATGTTCTATTGCAGATAGACTAATGTCTGCTGGGTCTCCAATTGGCAGAGATCCAAACACTATGTTTTTTCTAAATATATTATTTTGTAGCGTGTCTTGAATTTGATAGCGCAAGAGAAAGCCCCTCTAGATAGATACCTTATAAGTATACCACCCAGAGGGGGTCTTTCAATTAATGACTAATTAGCCTTTTTGTCTACAGACTTAAAGGCGTCATTTATTTCTGCAAGTGATAGTTTTCCATCGTCTAAAAAAGCCCTTGCAAGCCTCTCAATAACGCTGGCTACACCAAGTAGTCCTGCTAAGAATACTGCCTGAACTGTATCTATCCCTACTACGGCTCCTGCTCCTAGGACTGACAGTCCTGATGCTGCGAATACCGCAAGAATTCTCATGAGTATATTCGTCAACGCCTTCTGTGAGTTTTCTTTCTTGGGTGCTTCTACTGCTATTTTTTTAGTTGCCATTATTCATCATCCCATTCCTTATTTCTAACTGGATAGGTAATTGCCCATGCAATCAATGTACCAACAATTGCATAGCCTACTACCGTTTTTGCAGAACCATCAAGGACTACCCAGGCAATAAACATACCTAGAAGTGTCCAAAGTTGATCTATCATATCTTTGATTATTTTCTTTATCATGGTCTTCTTCTCCTTATTCCCTTGGAATCGCCAGAGGCTCCTCCGCCACCTGATCCTCCAGAACTACTGCCTGTGGACCCTCCAGTGGAACCTGTCGCAGCACCTACAGCATTTAACGCTGCTCCTGCTGCTACAACTGTTGCTACAACCATTTCGGTTGCTTCTTCTCTTTCGCTTTCTGTCATATCTGCGCCTATGCTACCCAATGCTTCTAATGCTGCTCCAGGGTCATTAAATAATTCTGCTGCAAATGCTGCTGGGTCGGAAACTAGTTCTACTTGAACGGCAACCTCTGCTGTAATAACAACAGCCTCACCATTTTCGGATGTACGAACATCAACTGGTGTGCTTGCTGGTAAATCTGATAATTTAATTCCAGCCTCTGCAACCTGTTGTGCAGTAAGATTTTCACCTTCTGGCACTGATTGAATTAACGCATCAGCAACAATATCTTTTTCTGCTTCAGATAATTTACCATCTGAACTTGCTAGTGCAACAATTGCTGCAACATCTTCTTGTGAAACTTCACCGTCTGATGCAAGTGCTTCTAGTACTGCTTCTTGATCTGCTACAGAAACTTTTCCATCTTCTGCCAATGCTTCAATTAATTGATCAGTTTCTTCTGCATCAATTTCTCCATCTGCTGCCATTGACTCTGCAATTGCATCGACCTCTTCACTATCTAATTTACCGTCTGACAGTGCATCATCAACTGTATTGGTTACATCTTCTTCGGATCCCGTCACTGGTTCTATATCAACTGGTTCAACGTCTACTGGTTCTGTATCCACAGGTTCTGTTTCAACAGGCTCTGTGTCTATAGGCTCTGTCTCTACAGGAGTAGTGTCTATAGGCTCTGTCTCTACAGGAGTAGTGTCTATAGGCTCTGTCTCTATAGGAGTAGTGTCTATAGGTTCTGTTTCCACTGGTGTGGTATCCACGGGTTCTGTATCTACTGGCTCTGTATCTATAGGTTCTGTTTCAACAGGTGTTGTATCTACAGGAGTAGTGGTTACTGGTGTGGTGTCTACTGGTGGAACAACTACTGGTGGATCTACAACTGGAGGTTGAGTAACTGGAGGTTCTATAACTGGAGGTTGAGTAACTGGAGGTTCTATAACTGGTGGTTGAGTAACTAAAGAAGGTGGAGCAGGTGTTACAACGGGTTCTGGGGCTGGTGCAGGAACTGCATTAATTACTGCTTGTGCGGTAGCAATAACAGTTGGTGCTGCTAATACTGCTTCTACTGCTGTTGAAACAACTGCAATATCTGCTACTTTTGTAGTTAATGTTGTAGTTGCTGTTGTTAATGCAGTCACAGTGTTTGCAGAAACAGTAGCGATTACAGGAATTGCTACTGCGGCTGTTGTATTTGCTGTATTTGTTGCAACAATCGCCGTAACTGCTGAGTTTAATGTAGCAATTTGTGCATTTGCTGTATCAATTGCCGCTAGTACTGTTGCATTGTCTGGATCAGGAGTAGGTGTAAATGCAGCGCCTTGATTAATTGTTCCAGTAAACCCTGTAGTAGTGCTTGTATTAGCAATAGGTGTTACGGCACCCCCAGTTGTCTCTCTTACATTAAACCTAGCGCCATTTGGTATTGGTCCAGTCACGCTTACATCTGCTTGCCATGCGCCATCTGCTGGGTTAACATCGGCATTAAACCTAACTTGAGTCATCTGTGTCTCGGCAGTAGTAAGAGGATATACTCTAAGGTCCCACGCAATAGACAGAGTATTGGTTGTTGTTGAATAAGTAATACCAGATCCATTACTCCATGTAGTCCAGTCATAACCCGCTACAGAAATTGAAGGGGCATTGGGTGTAGAGGAGTAGTTTTGTCCTTCATTTACTCCAAAGGTTATTGTTGCATTAGAACTAACATAAACATTGTTATATGTGACTCCACCCATTTGTAAATTAAATGGAAGGTTCATGCGGATACCCGCATCATCTGTATTTGCTAAAACATTTGATGTTGTTCCAACTGTGGCTACCAAAGCATTTACTGCATCTTGAGCATTATTAATTGCAACATTTGCCTGAGTTAATTGTGTCTGCGCCTCTGTAGTTGCAGTGGTTACTGCTGCTACCGCCGTGGTTGCCGTTGCCACTGTGGCAGTTGCGGTATCTATTGTCGCCTGTGCTGCCTGTATTGCAGTAGAGGCTGTTGCAGCCTGTGCTACTTCTGTTGTAATTGCGGTGGCTACTTGAGTAACGGTAGTTGGAGATTCTGTCATTAAGGGGGTTGCTGTTGCTATAACTGTTGCAGTTGCAGACTCAACGACGGGGGTCGCTGCCGTGACAGCAGTTTGTGCTACAGCAACTTCTGGAGTCTGTGTTGTTGCGGTTACAGGTATTGCTGCAATTGCTGTGGTTACGGCAGTTACTGCGGTAGTAACGTCTTGCGTTACTGTTGCTGCTGTTGCTACAACTGTGGAAACATTTGATACTTCTGCTACGGCAGTGGTGGCTGCTGTGACTGCAGTAGTTGCTGCTGCTACGGCCGTGTTAGATGTTGTTACTGCCTGTACTGCAGTCGCAATAGTTGCTGTTGCTGTATCTGAGGCTTGTGCTGCTTGGGCTACCTCTGTGGTGGCTGTTGCTAAGGCTGTATTTACTGCCTGCTGGGCTGGACTTACGACTACTTGCTCTGATGGGGCTGGTGCGCCATCAGCATGTGCTTGATCAACTGGAGATATCAACATCCATAAAGTCAAGAGCAAACCTACTAATCCAGATTTGATGAGAAGTGATTTTATTTACCTTTCCCCCTTATGCAAACAATGTCTGCTAGGATGATTATACCATTTTATTAAACAAAAAAGAGGGCTAGCACTTGGCTAACCCCCTTAGTTGTTGGTTTAAATTACTTCTTTAGTGCAACCTTAGCCTTTGGGAACTTAGCGTTCCACTTCTTTGCCAATGCGTTGTACTGTGCAACATATGTAGCCTTAGCAAGATCTGATGCTGCCTTTGCAGTTACTGTTGCTGAATCAGATGCTGCCTTTGCGTCTGCAAGTGCCTTATCTGCTGCAACCTTATCTGCTGCACGTCCTGCCTTCTCTGCTGCAAGTGCTGCATTAGCAACTGCTAGTGCTGAGTTAGCAACTGCAAGTTCTGCGTTCTTTGCTGCAAGTTCCCCTGCAAGATCACGAACTGCTACTACTGCAACTACAGAACCTACTGGCGCTGCAAGGCCTGTAACGGCTGCTGCTACTGTTGCGTATGCTGTAACAGTAACTGAACCTGAAGCAGGAAGTGTAATTGTCTGCTCCTTAGTTCCAATTGTTGCTGTTACTGTATCTGTTGTAAGCGCTGTTGCTGTTGCAACACCATTTGAAGATACCAATGTGTTAACAGTTACACCACTCTTAGGATTACCAAATACGTCAAAAGCAGATACCTTAAGTACCTGTGATGTACCTGCTGCTCCTGATGTTGGTGCAGAAAGTGTAATAGAGTTTGCTGTTGCTGCAGAGTTTGAACCCTGAACATAGTAAACTGTTGTAGTTCCAGCACGGGTAATCGATACTGTTCCTACTGCTGTACTTTTAGTATATACGTAAAAGTCTGCTGCTGTTCCAGTTCCTGTTGCAACTGAAAGTGTTGAAGAACCGTTTGATGCGGTTACTGGTGCTGTTGATGTTGCTAGAGCAGGAACAATTGTTGCATTTGTTGCAACTGCTGTTACTACTGTTCCAGTGTCTACTGACGTTACAGCAATCTTCAATGCATCTGCTGCATCGATACTGTTGTCTGCTGGCACTGGTAGTGATACAGGAGTTGTTACTACTGTTCCACCTGTTGCTGCAGAACCCGCTACCGTTAGGGTAACAGTTCCAGCGTTTGCTTGCGCTGCTGGCGATACGAGCATTGTGCTAGTCAGGGCTGCAGCGATGATTAGCGATACTTTCTTGAATGAATTCATTTTATCTCTTTTCTTGTTATAGTGTTTTTAGTCCAGCCAAATAATCTTCAATGTCTTTTAATTGACTAGGTTTATATTGTATCACATTGCGAGAGTCCATGTCAAATTGCTCCTCTGGAGTCTTTGGCCTATCCTTGTAGGTATGGACTTCTATCTCAGTATTTATATCTTTTGGGGTATGTGATATTGCCCCAAATATTGCTCCACACACAGCATCAGCCAAGTCCTTTGACTTCTTGCGTGGGTGATCAACTCTGTCATTTTTCATAATCTTTAACTGGGTTAGTTCTTCAAACAAAAGTTCGATTGCTGGCATTACTAGCCTCTCTTCATAAACAAGCATTGCCATATCTTCATAATGTTTTTTAGCAACAGAAACAGTATCAGTTCTCATTCCAACCTGATTCAATTCATTCTGAATATCAAATGACTGCCAACGGTCAAAAGAAACTAATCCAACATCAAACCCAAGTCTTCTAAGGTTTTGAATCCACTGCTTCACCTCTGAAAGATTAACGGGGCCTTCAATCTTTGGCTCCCACCATGCTACTGCATCTACTACTACAATTGGTGCTACCTGTTCGTAGTTATTAATTACTTGGATATTTACCCATTTTTCTACATGGGCGATTGCTACCGCACACTTGTCATGCTTTTGTGCAAGGTCAGCGTGTACATAATATTTTTTAGTTGGATCTGGTTTAAATGACTCATCAAATCTTTTAAAAGCGTCTATTGGATTTCTTGTTGTCATACAAGATCTTACCTTCTCGTGCTGCTTAAAGAATGCATCTGATGCAAATGTTGGTACACAAGCAAAGCGCATCATTGCATCTCCAAGGTCTGTCATGAATGCAATCTTAAAATCATCAATCTTTCTTGTTGGGTTTACTTCCCATGTTGGTCTCTTGAGTGCAAAGACCCCAGGATATTTATATGAAACTATATGATCTTCATCCCAAGCGATATCAAATGTATTGTCTGCACTATCTTCTGGAAGCAATGGATTAATTACAAACTTATGTGTACGATCTATAACTTCTTTTTCAGAGATTACTGCATCATACTTTTCTGAAATAAAGTCTCCTGGATAGCGTGGGAATGAAAGCAAAACGACTTTGCCAAGGTCAGGGAAACGGGAGTCAACGGATCCACGGAAAGCCTTATATATATTATCTGCGGTCTTTCCTTGATCATTTCCTGTACCAACCTCAGATGCAAAACCTGAAATCTCATCAAGAACTGCAAGCAAAAGATTTAAACCCTCGTGTGACTCACGTTCTGAGTGTCCAGAGTAGACGGTAATAGATTTATTAAACTCAATTGAATCTGCTTTAGCATAGTATTTTCCAGCAAACCATGGTGACTTTTCAATTTTTGTTTTAAAACCTTTAAAGAAAACGTTCTTTGCCTGTTGTGCGTTAATAGCAACGTTGATTAAGTCAATAGCATCTCCAGAAGGCTTGCCAAAGTATTTTGCTGGGTCTTTTAAGCATAGTAACTTATATACAATGTATGAACATGCTACTGTTGATGTGAAGTCTTTTCCAGATCCCTTGCCAAGTTGCAGAATGATTTCGTTCTTTGTATACTTGTCGTAGTATTGGGATCCTTCTTCTTCCCCCATTAATTCTATCAAGTCTTCTTTTCTATATATCTGACTCATTGCCTCAACAATGTCATACTGGATATCAGACAAGCCAGGCTGGCCAAGGAAGGCATCACCCTCAACAAATGTTTTGGCGTCTACTGGAATCTCTTCAAAGTTATTATCTTTGAGGGCTTCTAAAAATTCATCATACATCTTGAACCACAGTTATAACTTCATCTTTTTTAGCAATAGATGAAAGTCTTTTCATAATCTCATCACGAACTTGTGGATACTCTGAAGCAATATCTTTTAGGATTGACATTAATACCATCTGTCTATTTTCAATCTCAATCATTTCATCAGCAAGTTCTTTGTTCTCAAGAAGTCCTGCTTTCTGAAGCATATCAATTCTTTTTGATTCAATATCCATGACTAGTTTAATTGCCTGAGTCTTTGCTCCAAGGTTATTTGTCATTGATGCCTCGTCAATTACTTCGTAAGACTTTGATATAAGTTTGCTGTAGTGTGTATCGGCAGCAGCAAGTGCTTCTTTAGCACGTGCTCTAATTGCATCGTTTGCAGATGCCATAACTTTCCACTCATTAATTAATGTCACAACACGTGTGCGTGGAATATCCAGTTGTTTAGAAATTACTGTTGGATCATTCCCCTTTAGGTACTCTTCAACAACAAGGTTAACTTGATCAAGATGTTTAACTAGATCTTCTTCAGTCGACATGATTTAACTCCCTTGCTATCTTTAATAGTATAAGGTAACCAATCAAATCATCAATATCGTTATCGCCAATGAATGCTCCGCCTCTGGTAATCCTAGAAAGTTTGTCATCAATTCGAACATGTAACTGTTCAATATTATCAGAGATAGAAAAAATCCGAACTGGATTTAGCGCTGAGTCTCCGTAAGATTTATTTTTTGTAATAAGCATATCCTTGATCTCATCACAAACCTGACCAATAGTAAACTGTGTTTCAGAACTCATCGTCTATCTCCTCTTCTAGATCCCAATCAAAAATTTCTGGTAGGTTCTTAAGTGTTAAAAGTGTATAGGCCAGTCCAGCAGACATGACTAATGATAAAATAACTAATGCCTTACTTGTATTTTTCATCGTTTTGATTTCCTCAATCCAAATTTTGCAAGGTAGACGTAGATAGTTTCTATGCTCACTCCACACTCCTTTGCAATCTCTTCTGGTGTCTTCTTATCCATAACATATCTCTTACGCATAAAAGACTCACTTGTATATAGTTTAGCAGCCATAGCGTTATTTGTCAACCCTGCCAATTGGCTTCATCTTGTCCCAGTATCCCCCAGGATTTCCAACATACACCTGTCCAGTTTCACGATCTACGAGTATCCATTTTTCTGGACACAGGGTTCTAACGGTAAGGATTACATCCTCTTCTTCTTGTTTAAAGTTAAATGGTTCCCGACTCATAACTGTACTGCTTTCTCCCAATTATTAATTGCCCAATGACCTATCCCGCAGGCATCTGCAACATCGTTATCTGTAATAGTTCTATCATACATTGTATTAATATATCGAATAGTCCTCTGTTTTCTTAAATCTCTTTCATAAGTCTTAAGCCATGACTCCGACTTGCCAGGATTTTGAGACTTAATGTATAACTTTTCATCAGTGGATATTTTTTTATTACCTATAAAGTTTTGCCATGTAATTGGGGCAACCCTGCCTATTACTTTTGTACCAGTCAAACCTGCAGCGCCAAGGATTGACCCTTGGACAAGTGCTAGGTCTGCTGCTGTTTTTGGACTATTCATAAACACAGTATGCTCAATCACTATTGCTTCAAAACCTCCATAGTAATCAAAGAATGCCTTTACCTTTTTCCCAGCATCCATAACTTTTTCATAGGTATTATTGCCTTGAAATTTAATCTTTCCAACAGCGCCAAGAGTTTCCTGTTGCGTATCAAAAAGTGCAAACGCCAAACTATTGGTACTTGCGTCTATAGCACAAATACTTTTTGGAAGGTTCTGATCTATTAAGGACAATTTCATTCTTTTGCCATCCGCTTAATTTCTTTTAAAACCTTTTTTACATCTGATGGATTAATGTTACACTCAAAACAAATTTGCTCATCGTTGTATATCGATAATTCAAGTTGACAATTTTTACATAAACGTTTTTTGCCTATGCGTTTTTGTCTTCTTGCATGAAGATATCTTGATGCAATCTTTTGCTTTGTTGCAGCCTCTCGACATATTGTAGAACAATATACCTGATAGGATACGGTAGCCTTAAATTGGTTGTCGCACCAATTACAATTCTTCATCCAATGACTCCAAGGATTTGACTTTAAGATCCCCTTCGCCTGCTGACGCACACGCCTTTTGTACTGGGCATGACTTGCATATCTTGGAATTTGCTCTATAGTTTTTCTTAGGAAGAGTTCTATCTACCCAAGCCCTACGAACTTCTCTCATCCAATCAAATGCCTGGTCTACCCACCGACGGTAATGATCGTTCACTGTTACGGGAAGAACTAGCAACTCGTGATTATTTTTATTTTCATAAATAAGAACACCCTTTGATTTCTTAAGGATCTTCATATAAATAAGTAATTGAATTAAGTGTCCAGTCTTTGGCTTTCGCTTTGCTTTGCGATATTCAAATCCCTCACTCATCATTGTTTTAATTTCTCCAACAATTTGCTCATCGCCCCAGTTAAGCATGGCATCTCCATATCCAAAGATAGGAGGATCCTGATTAACAATCTTAAACTCTGTTGTTGGATTATCATTTGCATCACGGAATATTTCCGCAATACCAGAAGCCATCATTGCATCTTGAATTCTATCATGAGACTTTGTACCAGCAGTCATGTTGGCAACACCATAAGCATCATTGTTATCTTCAAATGTTTGACCATCAAAGGCGAGATACCAGTATCTAGGACACTCTCCGTGCCCATAGGCAATCGTTGATGGAGCAAAGGTCTTCTTTTGTGTATGCTTAGGTCCACGTCCTTCAAGGTATCCAGACTGGATCTTTTGAACCATTTCCGTTGTATCAAAACTGTCCGCTGGAAGTGGTTCTGGTTTAACCATTATTGATTTTAGTAAATTTTTTGTCATTGTTTTTATTCTCGTTTCCGTTCATATAAGTATAGCAGAAATTATCTAGTTGTGTACTTTAATGCAGAAACAAGATTGTTAATTGCTTCGGCTGCGGTGTAGTATAAGTTTTTCTTTCCACGATCTGACTTATCTACATTGGCCATCCATGTAGCCTTTAGTGCCATTTTTGCTGCGATTGCTTGAAGTCTAACTATCTCAACAGTCGCAACATTTAGTGGGATATCTGGTTTAAGGATAACCTTGGCAATAAAAGTTAAAGCAGTTGTAAGTTCTTCGTCATTCATGTAGTCTGCAATTTCTGACAGACCGTTTATCATATCTATTGTTGTATTGTTTTGTTCCATTTTTATCCCATCGATTTCTTTGATATTCCGTCTCTTAATCCTTCTTCTTCCCAAAGTTTAAACGCTGCCTGCATATCTGGTCTTGACTGAAGTTCATCAAGATATCTTTTTCTTACGTCTGGGCTATGCTCTGGGTCTATTGGATTTTGATCTCCAGTAAATCTATAACTATTTGTTGGACAATAGTCCATACTGATAATCTCACAGAACTCTCCCTCTTTAAATTTACGCTTTGGTCTCCAGTGTATCTGATTCACTGCGCTAAAGACAATAGTCTGACCACCACTGAGTGAATACTTAGTGAAATTACTTGTATCATTCCAGTTGCTTACATATAGGTCCCACTCAATGTTTGTGTCTGGGCAATAGTTTATTGTTACAAGATTTTCATCTGCATCAAGATGTGGTGGTAGCGCTGGAGAATTATCTCCGTATCCATACTTTAAGTTATAGTCAATATAATTCCAATGGCATAAGGCTATGTCTCCATTATAAAGTGGCTTAGCAATTTCGTCCAAACGCTTTTCACAGTCTTCTGGCATATCAAACTCAATTAAAGTTCTTGACATATTTTTTGCTATCTTTGGCTGAAACCTACTTCTAAATTCAGAAGTTCTAATATACCCATCTTCGATCCTGTCCCCAATAATAAATGGTTCAATTTCACGATTAGTTTCAATTAGATCTCTAATTTTTTTATCTTGATCTGATGTAAAAAGGTTGTCTATATAAAAAGGAAGTGGCTGATTATATTTCTCAAACCCCGTAAGGTATTTGTGTAACTCAGCCATTACTGTCCCTCATATATTTTAATAAAGTGCTTTGCCTTTTCGTTCATCTCGGCATTAACTTCTGCACCCTTTGGCTTTGCATCAGTTTTTCTTAAGTGAAAAAAGATCATATCAACAAAGTCTTCGCTAGAGAATATTTTTTTAGTTCTCCAATGAATCTGGTGCGTTCCAGAAAATGTCAAAGCCTGATTATCCTCCAAGGCATACTCACGCTCTTCAACTACTAATGGCCAAGAAGTATTGGATTTCATCTGGTAGTCAAATGTAAACCTAGGCTCTTTGAATGTTTCATCGTAGTGTGGGGAAAGAAATGGTGCGCCAATTGATCCATCTTCATTTACAATATTTGTATATCTTGCAAATTGATACTCAGATATCATCAAGCCAGTTTCTCCAGAAATGTTTTCACAATACTTTATTACTTTTCTTTCAACTCCTTCTGGCAATTTAAAATCAGAAATTTTTTGATTAAATCTTTTCATTACATACTGTTGAGAGGGAGTCTCAAGCATTTTATATATTTCTTGAATTTCTTGCTCAGTTAAAACATTGTCAACTATCTCATTTGCTTCATCGTATTTCATATTTTTTCTCCTATGTCTCGTCTAAAATCTCTAATTTCTTGTTCAAGTTTTTTATCATCAATAACTTTTGGAGAATTTGGAGTAAACATTTCAAAGAATAAAACCTTTACAAAATCTCCTTCGTTCCATTTTCTAATTGTTCTCCAGTGATAATCCTGTCTTGGATAAAGCATTAAGATTCCATTATCTGGTATTGTGTAAAGGTCTTTATTGCTTCCGACCTGCCAAGAAATGTTTGAGTCGAGTTGATATGTTAAAACAACACCTGCTCCTCCTGTATGGGTTATCTCTCCGTTCCTGATTGGGTCCCGATCCTTATGTACCTCAAGGATTGGCTGACCATACTTTAAATTATATTCTGCATATGTAACACTTATAAGTCTTTCAATTTTTAAATCTAATTGACAATTTTCTTTTGCTAAACTTACAACCTTATTAACAATATGCGATGGCAGTTGAAGTTCATTTATGTCAAGTCTGCCAAGGTTATTTCTCTTTATTCTTATAATTTTTTTCTCATGCCAATTACTATCTACGGCGTCATCCCACTCAACAATCTCACGGGTAGCAAGTTCTTTATCTATTGCCTCTTGAATTTCTTTAATTTCATCTGAGGTAAATACATTATCGATCTGATTATTTCTCATAATTATATTATACACCATCCACAATCTGCTCTAATATACTCATCTCAATTACTGCAAGTCTTACTTTGGCATTGCCCTCTCCAATAATAACAATAATTGCTGGATCATTGCCATTCTTAATGGCATCTGTTGTTGCCTTTGCCCATACCGCTTTATTTAATGTAAAAGATTTTCCAACCTCTTTAAAATCTACAGTAAAGTTTTCCCAGGAGGCATCACCTTTATGGGTTCCTCGACCAGAATTCTTGTGCTGCTTGGCACCTATTCTTTTACTTTCACTCTTCTCCGTCAAAGTCACTCTTCTTTCTTCTTCCAAGATACACTGTTGTTAAGTGCTTATCTTTACACATCCAAGTTAATGTCTTTGTTTCAGCATAACATCTTAGCGTTGGAACAATTACTTTGCAGGTATGGCAAACCCACTGTCCAGAATAAACTGTATACGAAGCCATTTATAACAATCTGCTCATCAAGACAACTTTTTCTTTAGATCATCCTGCAAGTCAAGATCTTCTCTAACACGATTGATAAAGCCATCTCTACCCTGAACCTTAGTTCCATCTGGAAGTAAATACCACGCACCAGTTCTTTCAACTAAGCCTACTAGTTCTGCTGTATCAACAAGATCTCCAACTGCATCTAGGCCGATTGAGTCTCCTCTGAAATAGAAATCATATTCTCCTGATTGAAAGCCTGGAGAAGTTTTTGAGAACTGAAGTTCCCACTTAATCTTTCTTCCAACTTTTTCCTCAATCAACTTATCTCCTACCTTAATCTTTCCTTTAATCGCCTGATTGTCGGACTCGGAACTAAATAACTTAATAATGCAAGAGGAATAAAACTTAGTAGCCTGACCACCAGAAGGCTGCTGACTAGTATACATAGCATTAATATTATTGCGAGACTGACTAATAAGCACAAGCAGAGTAGGCTTAACTTTATTATTAGCATAGTTAAGCATCTTCCATGCATTGCTAAAGTCACGGGATTCTGCTCCAATCTGTTTTGTATTTTCCAAGGCCTTCATCTCATCAGTATCTTTTTCAAAATAGATTGCTGGAAGCATTGATGTAATAGAGTCTACCACAATTAAGTCTACTCCAGCATTCATTAATCCAACGCCTACGTCTACCATATCACTGATAGTTCTTGCCTGTGAGTAGATTAATTTTTCTGGATCTACCCCGAGTTGTCTAGCCCAATCTTCTGAGTATGACATTTCTGAATCAATCCAAGCACATAACTTTCCTTCTGCCTGGGCCAGAGCAATCATCTGAAGACACATAGAAGACTTTGCAGAGGACTTTGATCCCCAAATAAGAACTTGTCTTCCGTATGGCAAGCCACCGCCAAGAGCCTTATTTAATCCAAAACTTGGCGTTGGCTGAAATTCATACGAAACTCCAACACCAGTGCCTAATTTCTTTCTCAACTTTGGATCTAGTTGTGCAAACGCTTCTTCTAAACTAACCGACATGTATATCCTCCAATGTAACTGTCCCGTCTTTTGTCTTTCCAAAACTAAATTTATAAGACTTTCCTTCTTCTAGATTCATGTATGCCCTAGCAAAAGATGTAGGGAATACCGTGATAGAGTGAAGATCTCTAGATGTGTCAGCAAGTGTTAATGATGCCATCTTCTTTCCAGTTTTTGTAATCCTTGGTTTAAAGGATACCACAAACATTTCCTCCTCTGTAAAAGGTAACTGCTTGTAACTAAGAAACTTTACCAGCGCATTGCTTGATGTTTTTATTTCATCAGCAGGAACTGCAGATACAATCCTATTATCGTTTGCAAGAATAAGATAAGTACGACCAGTCTCAATAGTGGTTGCTTCTTCATCAAATATACCAACACTCCCAGTCTTGTCCAAAACTTCAACTCGTGACCATCCTGTTCCTCGCTTAATTGATTTTACCATACCTAGAAGGATATAAGATCCCTTCTCTTCAAAATCACACACGTCCTGAATAAATGCGTAATAGTGTGAGGGAATAGTAATATTAAATTCTGGAAGGTTTAAATACTCGTAAAGGTTTTCTTTAATCTGAGTATCATTTCTTTCATTGTCTGGAAATGTTAGTGCGCCAATCATATTCATAGCCTGTAGTGCACGGCTATTAACTCCATTACCTTTTGTAAAAGTAAACTCTTCTACTTCCTTATAAGATTTAAAAGGTCTAGCAGCAATATATTTTTCAGCAATGTTATTAGAAATATACTTAATTGCAGTAAGTCCAAACCTAATACCCTTGCCTTCAATTTTAAAGTCAAAGTCGGAGTCGTTGATGTGTGGAAGTTTTACTGAAATACCCATACGCTTTGCCTCAATAAGATATCCAGTTCTATTGTCTTTGTCTTTCTCATTCTTTAGAAGAGCAAACATAAACTCAAGTGGATAATAATACTTTAGCCACGCCGTCCAATACGAGAGCGTAGAGTAAGCAACCGCATGAGACTTGTTGAACGAGTACCCAGCATGCGCTTCGAAGTCGTGCCATAGATCACGAGCCTGATTGGGACTAATAAAGGCAGAAGCACCCTCGACAAACCTTTCTTTGAACTCGTCAAAGTCTTTAGCATCTTTTTTCTTTCCAATGATTTTTCTAACTTTATCTGCTTCCGACATGGACATTTGTCCAAGGTGTACGCATGCTTGCATAACTTGCTCTTGGTATAGGATGCAGCCATAAGTGTCCTCCGTGAATGGTTTCATAATTTGGTGACTATAAGAAACGTTTTGCTTTCCATGCTTACGTGCAATATAGTCTTTGCCAATTGTATTCATTGCTCCTGGTCTAACTAGTGCGTTAGATGCAGCAAGTTCGTTAAAATTCTTTACCCCCATTTTTATAAGAAGGTTTGTATATGGAGTTGCTTCACACTGGAATACACCTTTAGTGTATCCATCAGAAAGCATTTCATAAACTTTTGGATCTGCAAGATCAAGAGAGTCTAAATTAATATCCTTATAGTGGTTTTCTTTAATCATTGCAACTGCATCCTGAATAACGCTTAGCGTCTTTAGTCCAAGTGCGTCAATCTTAATTAGTCCAATTCTTTCCGCTTCTTCCATGTCGACTCCAACCACTGGAATCCTATCGTCAGATCCAGGAGAAGAACGAGTTTCCATCGGCGCATACCTAAAGATTGGATCTTTACTAGTAACAACTCCTGCAGCGTGAATACCAGTACCCCTAATTCGACCACGTAATTGCTCTCCATACATCTCCACCTCTGGATATTTTTCTCTAAACTCTCTAGTTGATTTTGAAGTACAGTATTCGTCCCAAGTGTCAACCATCTTTAAAACCTTGTTAACATCTGTTAGTGGAATATTTAATACTCTTGCAACATCTCGTACGACTCCTTTATCTTTAAACTGTAAGAACGTAGCAATGGATGCAACGTGCCTATATTGTCTAACTAGATAGTCTTTAACCTCATCACGGCGAGAGTCTTGAATGTCCGTATCAATATCTGGAAAGTCATTACGATCTGGATTAATAAAACGAAAGAACAGCAGTCCATACTTTAATGGATCAACATCTGTTATTCCGAGTGTGTAGCATACTAAAGAACCTGCTGCAGATCCACGACCTGGACCAACCATAATGCCTTCCTTCTTTGCCCAAGCAATCATGCTCTGAACAACAAGGAAGTATGGAGCAAACTTTTTATTTTTAATAATCTCTAATTCTTCTTCAACTCTAGCAACATATTCTTCATTATCCGACAAACCCTTTAACTCTAAACCCTCAAATGCAATCTTTCGTAATTGTTTGTCTGGACTCTTATACTGTACTGGAAGTAAATTTAAGCCTTCTTCTATACCATAGTCTTCTACTGTATCTGCCAATAGTATTGTGTTTGAGTATATGTCTGCCCTATCTATCCCCTGCAATTCCATGGCAGCCTTAATCTCATCATAAGATAAAAGGTGGATATCAAATTTATTAAATGTTATTTGTCGATCTTCTCCGTATAGGTAGTCAAGGCGCTCCATCATAGATTCGATCTTTGCTGACTTTGCATATGTTGTATCTTTACTTATTTTGCCGTGGGTGTTCATTAATAATTTAAATTCTTGAATTTCTTTTTGTGATGGGTCAACGTGGTGACAGTCTGGAGTCACAACAACTTTAATATTAAATTCATCTGCTAAAGCAATAAGATGCTTATTTATACTTGCTTCGTTGTGGGGCATTACCTCAATGTAGTAGTCATCTCCAAAACGATCTTTAAACCAGGAGATATACTTCTTGGCAAGTGCAAACTCTTCTTCTTCTAATGCCTTGACCAAAACGCTACTTGGGCAGGCAGAGGTTACAATAATTCCCTCTTTGTATTTTTCTAATATTGTAAAGTCAAACCTTGGCTTTTTAAAGAATCCATCAGTCCAAGATAATTCGCTAATCTTATTTAAGTTTTCTAAACCAATTTTATTCTTGGCTAGAAGGATAATGTGATTATAGACAAGATCTTGTTGACCTTCTCTTTCAGATTTATCTCGTGTATCAGATATATCTGCACACATGTATCCTTCTAGACCTAGAATCGGTTTAACGCCCTTTGCTTTTGCAACACGGTGCAGTTCCCTGTGCCCAGATAAAGTACCGTGGTCGGTGATAGCAATTGCTGGCATCCCCAACTCAACTGCACGGTCAACGTATTCTTCTGGAGTAGCAACACCATCAAATAATGAATAGTGTGTATGGACGTGTAAACCTACGTAGTTCATTCTTACCAGTCTGCGTTTGTTGCAGATGTGGTTGTTGGGCCATCAAAGCCCAAGTAGAATGCTTCTTGTTCTGCGTAAGGAATGTTACGAAGTGCAAGTTCAAGAGGGTATGGCTCTGTACCTTCCCAGTTGAACGGTTCCTTATCTGGTGCAGATGGAATCAAAGTGTAACTTGTTTCAGTTCCCTGACCATTACGCTTTACCTTCCAAACAAGATTTGAGATGCTTCCTGTTTCTAGGGCATACTCACGAATTGTATTGAATGCTGATTGCTTACTAACACCCATTGACCAAATTGCAACATATGGCTTTTCAATTCCATCGTCAACGAGAACGTTGCAATAGAAACGAAGACGTGCTCGCCATCCAGCCTTTGGATCTTTGCGGTGCATTTCTTCAGCCCAGTCACGGCCTTCTGATTCCATTGTGTCTACAGCCTTGCGCTTATAGTCCTTTGGATTTGTGTGTTCTTTAACTACAAGTGCAAGTCCACGACCTTCGTTGTAGTTTGCAGATTCATCGTCTAATTCTTCAATAAAACGAATCTTTACTGCTTGACCGTCAGCAAGTTTTAGCCACTTGACCTTCGGTGAGTTTTCATCATACTTTGGCTTATCGAGCAGGGCATTGATTGCTTTTAGTCCCTTTACTACGCTCATATTATTCTCCTTTGTGTTGTTATCTTAGTTTAGCATAGACATGATAGATTTGTCAAACTGGAACTGTAACCCAGCAATTGAATCGTCATCCATGTCGCCTATGTCTTTATATTGTTTATCTAACTTTATAACGGAAACACGAGATCCAAGTTTTTCAATTATCCTGTCTTTCATATTTCCTCCCGCTTCATCATTATCTGCAACAACTATAATGTTGTTGAAATATTTCTGAAGCAATTCTACTTGCGCCTTAGATACATTTGCCCCAAGGGTTGCTACTGATGGGATGCCAACTTGATCTAGCCTAATAGCGTCAAATGATGACTCAACTATATAGACATTATCAGATGTCTTTACTCTATGCAAATTAAATAAAGTCTTTGCTTTTGGTAGACCTGGAGTATTTTTAAACTCCTTGCCCTCAACAGATCTTCCAACAAAACCTATAGGAATTCCTTCTGGACTATGAACTGGGACGGTAACCATGTCCTGCTTAATAGAGTATCCCAAAGAAAACTTTGACCAGGAATCTGTATTTATTTTCCTATACTTAAAATAGTTTTTTGCTCTATCGGAAACCAGTAAGCCGTTGTATAAGCGCTTTAAGACTACCTCGTCAAACGGAATGAATTCTGGCTTTGCGTATAGTTGTTTCTGTACTTCTGCTTCAAGGTTAGTTTCACCTTCTTTTGATTTTATAAATCTGGCTGCCTCAAAATATGATCTGCCAGACGAATGCATGACAACTTCAATAAGAGGTGCGGTCTTCTGACAAGAGAAACAGAAAAACAATCCATTCTCTTTGTGGACCTCTCCTGCTGGGGTGCGACTGTTATTATGGAAAGGGCAAAATATAATGTAGTTTAAATCTAAGTCAGATTCGACTTCAATGCCTGCGCCCGTGAGGACTCTTTTAATTTGTTCGGCGGTGTATAAATCACCTTGTGACCGTCTATTCCATCTATCCATTCGCTCTGCTTTCTTCCTACGTATACTCCATGTACCGTGATTTCAAACTCAAAATACTTCTTCTTACTATTATAGTCTACCGTAAAATCTACTTCTATGTCAAGCCTTGGAACGTACCCTGTTAGTTTCATTTCTGATACCAGCAGTCTAACATACTCCTGTTTAAGTCTGGCTAGGGCTGACTCATCGTGAATAACCCCTGATAGGTTAAATCGCTTGATGGGTTTATGATGTACGTTTGCCATACATTAATTATACCCATATGTTTACTTATCCTCAAAGTCTTTGTATCTGTAGTATCCCTTGTCAAAATCACACTGAACTAGGAAGTCCCCCATATATCCATTACGATTTTTACGAAAAGCACATTCAATAATGTCGCTGTTTGTAGCACGGCCAAGGGCAAGAACCCAGTCAGCATCGTAGGCAATTTGTCTAGACCAAGATGTTTGACCAAGTGTTGGAACGCTGTTTAGGTCGTTGGCATCATCAGGGGTAGCGGATGAAATTGCAATAATAGGAACTTCTTCTCCAATTGCCATTAGTTTAAGTTCTCGTGATAAGTTCTTCATTCTTACCGTTTCATTATCTGATTTCTGATTGGGAGCCATCAACTGAAGATAGTCAACAATTACAAAGTCTGGCTTGTATTGATCAATCTTTCCACGAAGAACTGATGGGTTAATTTCTCCACCACTATCATTTGATATAATATGAAACTCTGGCTTTCCCTGAAGATTCTTTGCATGCCACTCTTTAAGCATTTCAATCTCAATTTCGCCATTACTAATTTTTCTGTGTGACCAACGGCCCTCACCCATGATAGTAAACACACGGTTACGAACCTCTGTTTCACTCATTTCAAGACTGATGACCATTGGGCTACGACCCTGTTTCCAGGCCTGTACGGCGAAGTAGAGAGCCAACCAGGACTTTCCAATACCTGGGTATGCAAGGAAGACTCCCAACTGCCCTGGCATGATTCCAGAAGGCAGGTAATTATCAAAACCTGGAAGACCAGTCTTAATGCCTACATGTCCTAAAGCCTGCATCTTCTTTACACTTTCAAAGTATGCGACTGCAGACTCTAGGTCAGTAACATCGATATCACGGATTGCGGATGTATTCTTTTTTAATGCTGATGTAGATGTGATCAAAGAGTCTAGAGCCTCTGGACCATTACCAGACTGAACATCCGATGCTGCTGATCTTATTATATCTTTAAGGCTATCTGTTAAATATTCTGCACGTAACTCTTCTAGGTGGTGCTTTGTTGCACCAATCTCTTCTGTGGGGGAGAAGTCTCTAAATTTCTCAACAACCAAACTAACTGGAGGGGTAGAACCATTAGCCTCAAAGTACTTTCGGATAAATGTCCAAATGTCTCCGTGGGTTCTGAGAATTGAATCAATGTTGGCTTGAAGTAGAACATGGGCTTGTTTGTCTTTCAATACTGCAGAAATCAATTTTGACTCTGTATTACTCACTTAGCCACTCCTTTGCTTTTGCCCTGCGCTCTAGTCGTTCCTTGTCGTCTTTTTTCTTATCTAGTCTTGCTTGTAATATTTTCTCTGCATTGTATGCAAAGTAATTCCAAGAAGGAGAGGAAGCAACACTAAAATAGTACTCAAGTAAATCATAGCATTCCCCTATTCCGTAGGACTCTACGAGTGCGTCGGAAGCCCATTGTTCAACGTTTAAATTCAGTGATGGCTTTGACTCGTACCTTGCTGTGTGATACTTACTGTATCTTGAAAGCAAAGCCATTCGGTCTTTGCGTTCGGCCATTACTCGTTTATTTCAGACTTTGCTTCGTTAATTTTAGTAGTCAGTTTGTCTTCAACAAACTTATAAACACGCTCAAAGGCTTGGTCAACTGTTTCTCCATTTTTGCGATTGTCAACAACCCCAAGATCCAGTCTAAGCGACTGAAAATTTCCCAGGTTAAGCGTGTATCCTAATGTTACAGATACCTTAGTTTCTTCGTTATTCATCCTATACCCCTTAATTAATTGATTCGTTCCAAATTGGAATAAATCGTCCATCTTCAGTTTTCGTATATTTAAGTATACCATCCCCCATTCGCCTTGTCAATTCAGCCTTTGTGGGTGTTATATCGTTTGTTATTAAATTATCTTTTCTTGGTCTACCAATGTGGTGTGTAGCAAGTATATCACGAATCTCTCTTACTTGGGATTCTGAGTAATAGGATCTTACTTGCCATCCCCTGTCCCCGCCTTTCTGTGACCCCGTAGGGAATGGAATGACTCCTCGTTTCATTAATGATGGCATATATTTTTTATGACGATTAACTAAATCAGCAGTCTGGCCTACAGTATATGCTCGTTCTCTTTTATTTTTAAAATCACTAATTAAACAACTTTCGATTTGATCTTTTGTAATATTATAAACAGACATAATGCCATTGGATTGGTTGTAATGATATATGCGAACAAGGTCTTTATTTAAAAACCAAACTTTTTTATTGCCAGGAATCACAGGGAGGAGATTGTAGCCTTCGACCTCTGTAGTTCCTTTTTTAGTAGCCATCTTCCCTCTTCCGAACTATTAGGTGGATTAAAAAACCTTCTAGATCCACAGAGCATGCAATATGATTCGAGATGCATTGGAGATGAATATATCCTGTCTAAGAACATTCTTCCTTTGCATTTTAAGCATCTCAGCATTAATTTGGTATGCCGATGATAATAAGATTAACTCCAGCAGTTACAATACCGCCTTTGTTAAATCGGACAGATCCCTCAACCTTGTTTGTAGATGGTGGTTTAATAACTACCGACATATCACGACCAGCATCGGTTCCTCCTGCATTCACAACAGTTGCAACAACTATTGGAGCATATTTAAAATCTGTTGAAAAGTCATATGAAAAATCTTTTTCTTCTGAAGCGGTTACAGATGTATTATTATTAATTGATACATATCCACCAATCATTCTTGCCTCTGAAGTTCTTACACTCTGTTTGCCAGCAGAGCCAGCATCAACAGTTACATACTTGTATGTTGAAGGAGAAATTGCAGATGCAAGATCATTAATAGCATTAGCCATCTGGTATACATATGTAACATCTAGCGGTTGACCACGCTCAGGTAGGGGTATTTTTGCCATACTTAATTATACCACTAGGCCAGTGATATAACTCCGCTTTCCCATAAAGTTGAATTTTCGAATCTTTGTTTTTGATAAGTCTCTTGCTGTACTGCAACCTGTACGGTAGTTTTTGCCTGTTTCTTTAAAGTTGCAAAATAAGATGATGACACAGTTGTAACAAAAGACCAGTCTGTATCTCCAGACCACTTGACATAAACATCAAACTTATCAGAAATTTTTCCACTTGAGTGGTCCCAAACCGCTATAACATTTGGACCAGAAACGGCAACATTAAAGTTCATGTTTGCTGGTTTTGCAACTATCATACTTCTTTGTGGAGACCAGTGCGATGATCTATTTCCATCAGAAGAAACTACTTTATATCTTATTGTATAAGAACTATTCTTTCCATCATATGCTGGTAGATCTTTTTTTTGGATTATAATATTCTTAATGCCTGAATCTGGATTTGCCATCATTGCACCTCTATAGCAAATCTAAATTCTATATACCCAGAGTAAGATGTCTGCTTTACGATTGGCTTTGAATCTACATTTTTAACAACAGAGTATCCAGTCAGTCCGTATAATGGATTAGATGTTGATTTATTATCTAAACGAAGACCGTCAAAAGATACGTAGTAGTCTGATGAAACAACGTAAACATTCTCTGAATTTTTTCTAAATACTGAGGCATAAGCCTTTACTAAGTTTACAGAGTTCCAAGAGAATGGGGTTAGACCAGAGTTATAGAATAGTTCTTGTAGTTGTTTTGTTACAACAAAATATCTATTTGAAGAAAGATCTATAGACATATCATCCGAGTCTATCTCCATTCTTGCTGTTTGTGTTCCATCTGTTGATGCAAACTCTAGAATAATTTTAAACTTTTCTGGATCTAATCCAGTTTCATTTTTATTGACAATTGAAAAGGCAAGTTTTAATTCATCAACTGGCGAGTTTCTTGTAAGATCAATAGAGACTCCAGTGTATATCAAACACTTTGATGTTGCTGAGGCTGATAGCCTTGTACCAGTCTTTGTTATTGTTGCTGAATCTCCCCGCACCAAAACCGTTTCATTTAAAAATCTAGATCTTTCATTTCTTGCAATTCTAACGCTTGAGTTGAAAATAGTATTCTCTGCACTTGTTTTTATGACTGGACACTCAACAAGTGCTCCATTTGTGCCAACATTATAAGAACCTAAAATATTATTTGTTACAGCAGTTGTGGCTGTGTTTGTACTAAGTGGATCTAGAATTTGTGGAATTTCCGTAATCAGCCCAGAGCCAGTTCCTGGGGTATACAGTTTCCAATTTTCATTATTAGAAAATGAAAATAAAGACTTGCTGTCATAGGCTCCGTTTGCAGTGTTTGATCCAACAGAGAAAACTCCAACTTCTGATATCTCGTATCGTGGAGTAGAGTCTAGTTCTGCAGTAAATACAATCTTAGAGACACCATTCTCTTTTACATATCCTCTTGATGTAATTGGAACTCTTTGCATTTCAAAGTCAAGGCTAGTTTTATTGCTCATATTAGAGACCTCTTGATTTGTAAATGCGTGACCCGAATCAACTGGTCTTGGTCCACAGCCTATAGCAATATATGAGGCATAGGCTGGTGCCTGCCCTATAAGGTATTTTGCTAGTATGCTTTTGCCTGTGTTAGTTATCATATTTATCCCGCCCCATATATTGTAGCATTATACTTGGTCCCATTTACCTGAATTTCAACACGTACATTTTCGTCACTACCCAAATTGACAACATTGATGACTAGGTCTCCCGTAGCGCTATCAATATAGACAATGGCCCCATCTGGACCATTTCCGTTTTCTGGAACGTATTTTTCAAACTTTAAGGGGAAAGCATCAAATGTTGATTGAATTGTTCCTTGCATCGCAATCAGGTTTAGTGGGTTGTACTGAAAGAATATGCTACTTAAGTTCCTGATTGGAGAGTACAGGATATCTTGTCCATTTACCATGTCTGATCTTGATAGGCTTAGTAACTCTATCCCACCGATATCTTCAAATATTAGATCACTCATTACCTCAATTGGCATTGGGGCAGTGCCAAAAAGAACTAGGTCTGGCGTTGGTATCTTGACAGCACTTTGAGATGCTGCGCTGCTGGATGCAGGTGTAGTTGGTGTTGCTTCTACTGCCATTTTATATTTCCCCCAAGTATACTGTCATGTCTGGACCTGATACAGATCTAGTGTAGTCTATGCTATATACAACGTATCTTTTATTTTTTGAGTCTAAGACATCAATATCGTTATCTAAGTAATCGATCTTTACAATATCTCCTAGTTGCATTGTTGGTAATGAAAAGATCTTAAGTCCAATAGAGTTTCTGGGCTTCATAATTCTTTGCGTTAGCCAAGACATAAGAGAGTTTGCTTCGTCTGAAGATTGAACATATGGAACATCTAAAGAAAAATCTTTATTACCATGAAGCATTCTGCTTAACTTGATTCCTTCATATTGCTTCTTTACTTTAAACGGAGATGACACAAGACTTGAGCCAGTAAACTGTGGATCAGAAAAATCACTGCCCTTATTAAAAAATTCATCGACTGTCAACTTGTTAGCACTTTGCTGCGTAAAGGTTACGCCCTGTATTCTTAAATAATTTCCACTTGATGAGTCCAAACTGATTGCGGTATCTGTTGCATTAAATACCATAAACTCTGCCCCATATGACCCAGCCCTAAATCCAGATACTGAATATGTTTTTAGTGAGTTAAAAGTTGGAGATAGTTTTGCGTATAGCGCTGGATAGGCCTTGTCATACTTAACATTAAATGTTGCACACTCTCTCATAATTGTTCCAAACTCTTCAAAATATATATTATACTTTGGTGGCTGTGATGGATCAATGCCTGAAAGGTATGTGTTTTGAATCATACCGCTTAGAGCATATTTTTTAAATGATTCATGAACATCTACAGAGTCGTCTCCATATACAGACTGAACTGGTGTTTCAAGAATGTTGGAAGTGTTTTGACTATAGTTTGTTGTTAACGCATATATATTTTCAAACATTATCTTTGATGAACCACGGGTAAATAAAGCCATGTTGTTGTATGTTGGTAGTGGAGATGCATCATCAACAGTCTTTATTAGTACTCCGTTTATGTATAGGTAGAATCTTCTAATATTGCCAATATCAATATATTCGACTGCAAGATCATAGACTGTTGGGTTTTGTTCAGATGCCATTCTGTATTGGCCAGTAAACAATCCATTGTCTACAATTATGCTGCCCAAGCCTTCCCAAAGTTTGATCGGAACCGCTTTGTTGCTAGAAGAATCTTTTTTTATCTTATAAAACATAATGTTGTTTACATTTGCTTTTGAATTAGAACTGATATTGTTTGATCCTAGTGCTATGATTTCAAAATAATATCCTACATTAGTTTCTGGGTTTAGCAAAACTGCAAGCCCTCCAGATCCTCCTGACACATTGATATTTTTATCTGGTGTAGTTCCTGGAACAACGTAGTATGTTGTATTTCCAACTGCTGACTGTGAGTTAGATAGACCGCTTTCAACCTTTCCAATAATTCTCATTCTTGTTCCAAAGTGTTTGAACTTATCTGTTAGTGGTTTTTTAACATAAGATAAAAAGTTAATTGGTGATTCTTGTGCAGAAAAACTTGGGCCAGATAGGACAAAAGCAGAAGACTGAACAGTTCCAGTCTGAGTTGCTCGTATTGAGTTGATTGTTTTTTCATCTACAAATGTTGTTGATAAGAAGTTTTTAATTATATTAGTTCTTCCACTTTTCTGAGCAGTGGCAGAGTTAACTCCTGCTGCTGCAATTACTCCCGTTGCTGTTCCATAATTAGTTTTAAATAGATAGTCTGAATTCATGTCGCAACCTCTTACGTTGCTACTATTTAGCCAATGATCTGATATGGCTGCTTTATGCGAAACGACCTCAGTTCCAAACTGTCCACGTCCATGTTCTTCAACTTCGCCATTCTGTAATCTAAGAACACCCTGAAAAGTTTCATATTTTGGAATAGAGTAAATCCTTACTCTTCCTGTTGGATAAAGTTTTCCATTAAATGATATTTTAGAAAAGTAATTAGCGTATTCTTGTGTGCTAGATATCCAAACATTTCCTTGTCCCGATATGCTGTACTCTACAGCATCATACTTAATGATTTCTCCATTAGAGTAAAAATATCCATTGTACCTAGATATCCAGTAAACCCCTTCTCCAAAGTCAATAACATTATCAACAACTATATTATTTTTTACATACGGAACGGTGGCGGACAGGTTTGAATTTAAAGGTATTGCGCTAAGTGTATAGTCTGACTGGTTTGTTATTTGACCAGTAGATGTTTTTGTATTTTCTGTTCCAGTTACTTCCCACAAAAGAACGGGCTTGTATATCCACGTTTTATCAGAATCAATTAGGCTTGCCTGCTTAATTGAGCCGTAGGTTTTTTGTATTGATCTTGTCTCGTAATTAAGAGATCCGTTATTATAAACTAAATTATTCTTTGAAGATACATCAATGATGTTTAGGTCTTTTGATAAAGTAAAATCAGAAACTCTTTCTGTTTCTGTTGGCATCATATAAGATTTACTCATACAGATAAAATTATTGTATTCATCAAAAAACATTGCTGTCTGTGTAGATCTTGCAAGATCTTGTAAAATTTCTGCAATATTTTTATCTGGTGGAATAAAGAAGAATGGGATTATGAGATCTACCTCTCCAGGAACTCTCTTGAATGCATAGTTTGAAAATCCAATGGCGTCTAGTAAAAATGATACTGCAGAACTAAGGCTGGCATCCCTAAATAGTGTTTGTGGCGCAGTGAGTGATTCAAAGTAAAAGAATAGGTCTCTAAGTTCTACAGTAAGTTTCTTGTTAGCAATTTCATATTTTGGGAAACCTTCACAATACATTGTCTTAATTGGCACCATGTAATCATAGCCATTCAAATTTACAGTTACATCATAAATCTTAAATTGTATATGGTTGGTAATATATTTAGAAATAATGCTGCTTGTATTGTTAGCACTAAAAGCATCATCAAAATCAAATAAGGCCAGTGTGCCTGTTGAGGCTAACAGTTGACCAACTGGCAATCCACTTGACCCTAAATCTGAGGCACTCTTCTTTAAGTTTAGAGTAGTAACCTTGTCTGAAACATTTACAGATAGTCTTGGAGATAATTCAATAAGATCTAGTGTTGCTCCAACTTTATTCATTGTTTGTGCAACAATCCTTAGTCCACCAATGTAGTCAAACTCACGGTACTTATATCCGCTATTTGTTGTGGTTGTAAATTTGATTGGAGAAGTAGTATCTGTAACAAAGTTTGTAAGCCTATCAACAGAGTCTTCCTCTAGGTACCAACCATACTCTGGAACAAATGTCTCTCTGTTTCCATTAATAAATATAACGTAATAGCCAATATCAGTATCTGACTGCTTTATAAAATAAGAATATCCATTTACTGACTCGTCTGGCAAGAAGTCTTCAGAGGTATACGTTTCTGCATAAATAAAGATATCTCTATATTTCTTAGGTATCTTTAATCCATAGGCTAACTCAACGTAACCGTCTGTCTTTATTACTGGGGTTCCGTCTTGTCTTAAAGATGTTTCTGTAAATGATACTAGGTCTATCCAGGTATTATTTTTTAGCCCCTGAATTTTCCACCTCAGTGGAACGCTTTTATTAGCATCACCGTATAATGGATCAGAATATGTTCCTGTTGAATTTGAAAATGGCCCAAGGTCAACGTTGCCAGAGTGCGTTTGTAATTTAACGACTACACGGTTTGCTGGAACCTCTTCTTCATAAACAATATATGGTGCTGAATCATTAATTGCATACTGTCCACCAGATGACAGAAAAGAAATTCCGTGCTCAGCATTTCCTTCGGTCCTTAAAGAAGTCCAGTATTTGAATTTATCATTTTTATCAGGCATATAATATCTTGGTCTACGTGCCATGTTTATATTTTGGCTATGAAGATATCTCCCAGGTAGGTATGACGCTTTGTTAATCCCAGATCGTGGCCTAAACTGTTGGAAGCAAGACTCTAAAGAGTAGATCATTTTTAATTTATCTTTTGCTCTTGTTAGTGTAGTTGGAAGATTGTTATCCGTGTACCCACCATCAACAGTTATGTCTGAATCTGTTGCGCCTGTATAATGATTGCCAGCGTCGTTAATGTCAAAAGAAGATACAATGTTGTTATATGTAGATGTTTGATCAGTTGGTCTGTATCTGTAGTTTCCTATTTGCTTAATGTTTGTTGGAATGTTAAGGTTCCACTCTGCAATAACTAAAGAGTTTGTTTGAACTACAGAAGAAGACAGTAGATGCTGGTTTAGTTCTGCATTGTTAAACATTACGCCTCTTCCAGGGTTACCGTAATATCCCAAAAATCATGTAGTGTTTGTCCACGTTTTCCAACCTTATAATTAAAGTTTGAGATATACACTTCAACGATATCGTTGTATTGCTGCAAGTGCATTTTAGCCTCTGAGTCAGATCCAAACGTATTGTATTTGTCGTAAGACAAAAACATCCAAAAAGAACCTTTATGGTTTTCATACCAGTCTAACAGTTCTACTCCACCTGCTCCACCATCTACAGTAAACCCAATGCCAGCGCTAGTCTTTTTTCCCATTACGGAAAACTCTGGGGCATCTGAAAATGCTCTTGATGGAAGTCCTGTCCACGAGACAGTAAACTTATTCTTGTCTGCAATATGATAAGATCTTGATTTACCATTTACAGTTCTTTCACGCTTCTCAATTCTTTCTGTTGATATATCAATAGGGGCTCTTCCGTGATCTGATAGCACAATGAATTGATTGACTAAGGTATCTGTTGTTGCTGTTGCACCCTTTTCTAATCCGTTTGGCACGTACAGTCCATTGTCTAACTTCCCCGAATTTTCAGACCAAAGCAACGCTTGGGGCCTTCCCCACTTTTTGCGTCCTGACATATACGATGCGGTTGCCATTATAGTCTGTTGCTCCTAATTCGTTGATTGTCTACTTGCCTAATTTGTTCAATGATTGTCTGGGCTATATCGTTTGGATTTGCATCAGACTTAACATTAACGCTTAGGTTATAATTATACACTGAGCCAAGGTCTGTATTGCCAGTATTTATAGACCTAAGTTTATCTACTCCAAAGTTATCTACCGCAAACTTACTTACAACAAACTCTCCAGGACTTAACATTGCAGGAATTGTATCAGTTCCAATTGGAATCATATTAAATCCACCCTGTGCAAAGTATCTTGGAACCATTCCGCCCGAAGCCATAGCATATGGAGCCCACTTTCCTCCTGCTGTCTTGCTTGTATTTGCACTTCCTGTATTTGAGTCTGCAGTTCCTCCATCTGACTTACCACCAGTCTTTGCAGCAACTGCAACAGTTGTTACATAGTTGGTGATATAGTTTGTAATATTGTGAATTTCGTCATACACATGCTTTGTGTATAGACTCTTAGGAATCTTATTCATAGTGTCAAGAACTGAAGCCCAACTATTTTTATTGCTTAGCGCTGAATCTGCTGCTGCCTCCATAGCAACTGCATAGGCTTCGGATAGTGGCTCGCCTTCTTCCATCTTTGCAACTATCTCTTCCCACATTTCAAGTGTGTGCCCAGAACTATCATCTAAAGCCATGATCTGATCTACAACTGCTTGAGCAGATATTTCCTCTAAAGCAAGTTGTGCATCCTGTTGCATTAATGTATCAAGAATAGTTTTTTGATCAGCAAGTTGAGTTTGTATTGTTGCGTTTATTGTATCAAAGTCAGATTGTAGTTTTTCGGCTGCTGCGACTTGGGCTTCTTGATATACGACTATCTGAGCCTGCGCTTCTTCTATTGCCTTCTCTGCAGCAAGCCTTGCTGGATCTGTTTCTAACTTGAAGAGTTCTTGAGAAATTTGGTACTGTCTTTCTTGTAACTGCTCTTGACTTTGTCCAGAATCATTTTTTAGATTTTTTATCTCATTGTTGCGTGACTGATCCATTGCAGATGAAACTCCGCCTGCGTAATTGGACGCATCTGCTGCTCTCATATCCTGAGCAGCCTTTGCTGCTGCTGCTATATCTCCAGATGACAATGCGTCTGCTAAGCCCAACTGTTGCTGTTGTTGGCGAATAATATTTTCATTAATACGCTGTACGTTTGCAAGGGCTTCGGCTTGAGCGTCATACTTCTTATTAATCTCATCAGCAGAGTGAGCCATAATCGATAAGTCGTTTGAAATTTTATTAGACTCGACACCAAGAGCCTTTGCTGGATCTTCAAAATTCTTCTTAATGAAATCTTGCTTTGTTTTAATGATTGACTCTTGTGACTTAATTAGACTTTCATACTTTTTAGCGTTTGTCTCTAAGTCTTTAGAAAGTTTATTTTGGGCAGTTGTAAGTTGTGATTCAAGGGCTGTAGTCTTTGCTGTTGCAACGCCAATTGCTTGTGCTAGTGATGCACGTTGCTTTTGAATACTTGCCAATGACTTGCCCATCATTCCTGCAGATGGGTCTACACCATTCTTTACCGCTGCCTGGTATCCTGCTTCTCCAACATTCCAAGAAGCCTTTCCACCAAGAGCAGTGTTGTCTGATGTCTGAGCCTTGCGTAATTCGTTTATTGACATGTTAGAGTATGCAGTTTTTCTAACATTCATAATCTTTTGTGCAGCCTCAAGACCCTTTGTAGCCTTGCCCTTTAAATCAGAATTTGCATATTCAAGTGCAATCTTAATTGTTGAATTTGCTTGAACTGCCTCTAAGCCCTTCGCAATGGCCTCAACTTGCTCCTTGGCTTTTTCTGCATCTGTTCCATAAGTTTCCATTGCTGCGATGGCGCCTGCAAGAGATTTTGGATCTGAGATTAATGAGTTTAATGCCTTTGGAGACATGGCTGGGCCATTCTTAGCAAAGAATTCTAGTACTGCTGGAATCTTTGTATTATTACTTTGTTCTTCAATAGCAGTCTTTCCAACATTAATTAATTCATTAATCTTTTCTCGTGCAACTCTTTGCTTTTCTAGTGCAATGTTTGTTGCTAACTCTTTGTCTGTAATCTTGCCTGTGGCAATAACTGTTGTCATTGCTTCATCTGAAAGTACCTGCTGAATTTCAGAGTTAGACATTCCAAGCGCAGCCAACTTCTTTGTTACAATTTCTTGTTCATTTAAATTCTTAAGAACTGCTTTTTGTGCAACAATAAAATCTCCAGTAATTGCTTTATTAAGTCCAGCCTCTACCTGTTGTGCATTCTTGCTAAATACAACATCTCCAACTTTTCCATCCTTAATGACCTTACCAGTAAATGGATCAATAGCCTTGCCTTTATTTTTCCCAGTTCCAGCCTTGGCGGTACGCATAAACTTTGCTTGCTCTTTTGGATCAAGACCCATAATGAAGTCCATGTACTGAGAGTTCTTGCCCTTATCCTGCATTTGTTCTTTAATGCCCTTGTATGCATCTCCAATCCCGCCCTTCTTTGCTGCTAGAAGTGCTTTATTTAAAGCCTTAATTCCACCCTCTGCATTTATAGATGCAAGGCGAACCTCTTTAAGTCTCTTTAGTAAATCTGCATATGGGTCTGCTGGCTTTGTGCCTGATCCAGTGTCTGTAGTCTTGCCTGCTGCCTTTGATGCAACAACTGGATCTACTCCATATTTTGCTACGACCATTGCGTTTGCAGTCTTTGCTGCTGCTGCTGGATCATTAAGTGTTCCCGATGTAAGGGTATTAAATTTTGTAGTATAGGCTGTTGTATATTCTTTTGAACCTTTTGCTCCAAAGCCAAGTGCTTCTTGTTCTGCAAGTTTTGCAGCCCATGCTCTGCGAGCATCTTCGTTTTCAAAACTAATTAGAGTATTGTGTAATGCTGTATAGGTCTGTATTGCTTCTTTTTGAACTGGATCTTTAAGATTACTAAAGTATGTCCAGTTATCAATAATTCCCTGCATATTTGTACCAGTGTCTTTGCCAAAATCAATAATGGCTTGCTTTTCAATTGGACTCTTCATTGCTTCAATTAGATCAAGTTTTGCAGCAAGTTTTTCTAATCCTGGAAGACCTACTGTATCAATGTAGGCACTCATGTCTATTTCTAATCCATCTGATGCGCTAAGAAGTGCCAAAGCCTTACCAACTCTATCAAACTCTGCTGGACTCTTTCTGACCATATTAACAACAATGTTTTGTGCTGTTGTCTTGTTTTTCATTCCAGAAAGAAGTGATGTTAGTTCTGCTACCTTTGTAGCACCTTGTTTTTTAATTCCCACATTTAAAGCAACATCCATACTTGCAAGGTTGCCATTAAATATCTTCATCATTGTTTCCACTTGTTGAGGATTCATTTGACCAGAAGCCATAAGCATTTGAATCTTTCCTTCAAACACCCTTCCTGCTGCAACGCTTCCAAATGATTTGTCTTCATCGGCACGTGCGCCAAGATTAAGAACTCTTTGTGCAGATGCCTCATATGCTGTTCCTTTGTACTTAGCCTTTACATCAGCCTTGCTAGCATCAAAGAATGCATCTTCTTTTGCAGTGCCTGTATAATCTCCAATTATTTCATCTCTTAAATATCCTTCTTGTCTTAATACCTGGGCAGCAACAAGCCTGTTCATCTTTTCCATTCCAGCAATCTGCTGATCTTGAACTGCCTTAATCTGATTATCTAATTCTAATTGTCTTTCTTTGTTGGTTGTTGCAGCACGTTGTGCTGTCAAAGACTTTACCTGGTCTTCATAGTATCTTGCCATTCCGTCGGCTTGCATCTGTGCCATTTCAATCGCATTAGCACCAGAGGCAGCAAGTTGTGCTGCTTCAGTTCTACCGCTATTGCCTTTTGCTAAAGCCTCATTTAGTCCTTGGACTACCTGGTCTGATCTTCCTCCAGCAACTACTGCAAGTCTTGTTCTTACTGTTAATGGATCTCTTGTTAAGTCTTCTCCATTTGCACCGATAAGATTTCTTAGTTGTCCATCAACCTTCATAGATATGCTAGAGTCTTTTAGGTTAACTCCAAGTTGGTAGGCTGTTTGACTTGCAAGGTCTGCGCTCATAGTTCCATCAGCAACTGCTGCTGCTAATTGCATTGCAAACTGCTGGGCTGCTACTTCAGAACCATTCTCATTTGCGTTCTTTGTGTATGTTGCTGTCAACTCTTTACCAGTTGCGGACCCCATAAACTTCTCGCCTTCCATGGTTCCCTTACGTGCTGCCTCATTATATCCAGAAAGAAGTCCATCGCCTCTTCTCTTGTTCATAATTTCAGATGCACCAACAAGACCAGTTTCTTGGCCAATCTTTTTCATTAGATCAGATGTAGCAGATGTTGCTGTTACAAATTTTGCAGTTGCTATTGCTGCGCCTTCAAAATGTTTATTAAGTAAGTATGCTCCGCCACCAACGGCTGCAAGACCTGCAACAGCCCAACCTACTGGACCCATTCCTGCTAGTGCTGGGGCAATAGATGCAACTGTAGATGCTGCTCCAAGTGCTCCTGTTACTGCTGGTGGTGCCCCCATGGTGCCTGCGACCATAGTAGCCATTCCTAGGCCTCCAGCAGCCTTGCCAGAGAACTTTCCAACCTTTTCTCTACGCATGCCACGCTTCATCTTATTGTATGTCTTCTTGTCCATTGGGTCGCCTGTACCTGGATCAATAAATACTTTTCCATCTTCACGAGCATATCCAGAGGCTTCTTTGAGCGCTTGTTCTTTTGTAAGTCTGTTATCAAGATTTTGTGACTGTGAAGCAGAAGAACTAATCTTTGCACGAAGTGCAGCAAGTTCTCTTTCTTTCTCTGCAAGAATTTCACGATCTTTCTTTGAAATTTGATCTGCAAGCATAGAAGATGTTTGCTGTGCATTTGCTGTTTGATCTGCTGCATTTGCAATTTGTTGTGAACTATTTGCTGTTGCTTCAGCAAGATCTGACGCTGTTACTATGTTATCTTGATGTCTTCTCTGTGCCTCTAGTGAATCCCCAGTTGCCTTAGATAGTTTATCTACCTCTAGTGTTAGCGTTGCAGATGATTTATCAATTCTGTCAGAACTGGATCCAGAGGATATTGAACCCTTACCTGATCTTCTTCTCCTATCAAGAGATTTAAGAACCTGTCTTTGGTCTCTCATATCTGGGGTATCTATATCATCATAAAATTCTTTATTATCAGTGTCAATCTTGGCAGCATTCTTTAGTTTATCTGACTGTGCTGATACATCCTTAGTTTTTGATGCTAGCCCTTGACTTAGTCCATCTCCAATATCTTGTCCAAGTTTTTTAGTTCTCTTTGATGGCGATGCTGTCTTTGCAATCTCTTTTTCTGCTCTTGTCAAATCTTTATCTAATGCATCGCTAATTTCTGTTGAAGCCTTTACAAATTCTGGATTTCTTTTCCTGTATGGCTTTACACTTGATGAAGCACCAAGTTCTGATCTTAGGGCTGTTTCTTTGGCTGCTAAAGATATTCTTTGACCTTCTGAGCCACGATTCTCTGCACCGCCAAAAGTACCAACAACTGAAGTTGATTTGGCATCAGCAATTGCCTGCTTCATCATTCCACTGACGGAATCCCCAAGTTGAGATTGTGCTTGCTCTACTGCTGCGTAAAATTCTGGATCATTAACAAACTCTGTTGGAATCTTTGAAACTTCGCTTGAAATTCTGCCTGCAAACACCTGCATATCTGCATGCATTTGAGATGCAATTGCAGGATCATTAAGTGCTTCTTGCAATGACATCCCCATAGACCTTGCATACTGATCATACATCGGGGCCATTGTAATTGACATATCTTCGCCACTAAACCTAGAGGCAAGATCTGTAGGAGACATCTGTCCCTTATTTGCTTTTTCTGGAAGCATGAATCCAAAATTGCTAAACTGTCTAACATATCCATTTGGATCTCCTGCTCTAGCAGCATCTGCTGAAGACTGTAGGTGCTTTCCAACTCCAGATGTTTTTGATGTTGCTAAGTCTGCAAGCCTTTGCAGTTCTTGTGGATCTCTTATTGGGGCGCCTGGCGCCTGACCATGAGCAAATACAAGATTCTCTCCGTTGAACGTTGTTGCAGAGGTTCCCTTTGGTCTATTTCTTGCTACGCCTTCTTGTTCAAGAATGTTTTTTAATGTTTCCCCAGATAACTTTTTAAATCCATCTCCTGCTGCTCTTGCTTCATCTTCAAGTCTTTGCAATACACGAGATACTCCTTCAATGTCTTTGCTGAACTTAGATAGTTCTGAAATTAATGCAAGATTTGCGCTTTGTGGTGTTGCTCTATTTGGTATTGCATAACTTCTGCCACCAAAAGAAATATTTGATCCATCTGCACCAATACCATCTCTACCAGTTGCATATCCTGGAACAGAATCATTTCCAATTGCTCTTAGTAGTGGTCCATACTTATCAGTGTTTTCTTTTGATACAACAGTCTCTCCTGGTTCAAGCATGGCTGGGACTTTATCGCCAGTACCAGTACCTGGAACGCTGAATACACCCTCTGCATACTTTCTTGGAGCAAGACCTGATGTTGCGCCCATCGCACCAGGGGCTGCATTAAATAATCCTGGGGATGACATTGCAAGTGCTCTTGCCTGTGATGCTGCATTTCCATATGCTGCTGCCAAGGCATTTGCTGCTCCTGCTTCAACATTAAATGTTTCAATTAATTTTTGATGTGATGTATGAAGTGCGTTAGACTGTGCAAGGCTTTCAATCTGTTGCTGAGTCATATAGTCAAAGCCTGCACCAAGGACGTTGCTTTGTCCATTAAGTTTTGCCATTCCTCCACGGAGCATTGCAAAGAACTTGATTACGTTTGCAGTTCCGTTAGCAAGCAAACCAAAAGCCATGAGTGCAACTGGTGCCAAACCTCCAACCACTCCAACAATAGTTGTTATGATTTTCTTTGTTCCATCACTTAGGTTATTAAACTTTGCTAATATATCTCCAACAAATTTTACAATAGGTGTTGCAGCCTCAAGGAATGCCTTACCCAAAGGCATCAATTGAACCTTCATATCTTCAATTGCCTTTTGGAATTTCTTTCCAGTTGCATTTTCAATCTTTGATGTTTCTCGCTCTGCCAGGATTGCTAACTCTTCCATAGAGGCGCCTGCCAAACCTAGTGCTCTAGAAGCCTGACTACCATCTTTTGTTATGTTCTGGAATAATGTTGATAGACGGGCAAACTGGAACTTACCAAACATCTGCTCAATTGCTCTAGCACGGTTGAGTGGATCTAGTGTATCTAATGCTCTTGCAAATCCTACTACGGTTCCCTTTATGTCCCCCGCATTATTATTTACAATTCCCTTGATATTAATACCAAGCCCAGCGAGCATCTCTGCTGCTTTCTTGGAAGGGTTAATCATAGATGCAAGACCAGATTTAAGTGCGTTAGCACCTTCTGATGCGTTGATGCCACCTTCCTTCATTGCTGTTAGGAAGAACGCAAGATCTTCAACAGATCCTCCAAGTTGCTTGATTACTGGGGCTGCTTTTGGAATTGCAATTGTTAAATCTTCAATAGATAGAACAGTTTGGTTTTCTACAGCGTTGAGAAAGTTAATCTTGGTTGCTAATTGTTCAGAAGATATTCCAAAAGCATTTTGCAAAGATATAGTAGTCTCTAGGGCTTGTTGCTGATCAACCTGACCAAGAACAGCAAGCCTAGTTGCCTGTGTTACTTGAGCGGTAAGTGCTGCGCCAGCATAGCCTGCTGCTGCTGCATCTGCAGCCATGTTCATTGTATCTTTTACTGCAACACCATACTTGGTAAACTCACCAGCGAGTCTTTTAATTCCATCAACAGCCTTATCTGTTTCTGCAACGCTAGTTGCCATATCCCCGTATACACGCTGGAATTTTACAGTTGCTTCTTCCATTTCTCTAAATGTTTTAGCAGCAAAGGATCCAAGCATTGTAAGAGGAATTGTTAAACCAACCATTAACTGACGGCCTGCCCACTGAGTATTCTTACCAAAATTTAATAGTTGTGTTGAACCCTGCTTGAGTAGTTGGTTGAGGAACTGCTGTCTTTGTGCAGCCATCTGAACACGTGTTGCATAATCCGTATAAGCGCCATTGGTCATTTGCAGATGCTTTGGCATGACCTGAAGTGTCTTTACTAATTGACCATTAGCATTTGTTAATTGGACATATTGACTTTGAAGTGTCTTTACTCTATCCTTGCTTGCACGTTGAAGGATTTCCTTCTCTTGAGCAAAGAAGTTTTTTAAGACATTGCTGTTTAATGATGTGGCTGCTGCGGTGTATCTAAAATATTGTTTAAGGCTTAACTGGTTTTTTTCTAGCGCACTGGTGAAGGCTGCAGTGGAAGTGTGGACATCCTTTTGGCTAGCAATGAACTTTCCAGTTTGATTAATCGACTGGATGAGTTGGCTGTTTAAACCCTTTTGTGCATTTTCAGCAGCAATGTTTCCTTGTGTTAAGGATTGGTTAAACTTGCTTAGACCAGCCTGAAGCCTTCTTAATTCTGAAAGAGCCGTGGCCGTATCAAAATGTATGCCTATATTAGCATTTACATCAGACACGTTTCATTCCACCTCTTTACATTATTTTTACTTAGTTAAAGAATTAACTAATGCAGTTGGATCAGCAAGTTGGATTCCAGAGGCTGCATCTACTACTTCATATACTGTAGGTAGGTCGATGTTTTCTTCTAGTGCTGCTCTATCTTCTGCGAGTTCTGGACTGTACTGCTTGAATGCGATCTGTACGCAATCAAGAAGAATGTCCATAGACTTTTCATTATTGTCTGCCACTGTGCTTAGTTCTTGGAACTTTTGCATGAATGGCTTAAGTAGTGAAATCTTTAGTGGTTGTACTGTTACCTTTGTACCGTCGATTAAAACTACGTGCTTTTTATCTGTTGTGGCTTTGTCTGCCATAGTATTTCCTCCTGTGGATTGTTAAATTAATTATACCACAGCAAGCGTGTTTTTTTAACCCTCTACAATTTCGTAGTCTATACCCATACCTACACCAAACCCTGCCTTTGATGCTGTTGCACCTTGATAGGCAAGAATGTCATTTCCATCAACTGCTTGACCTTTACTGAATACCCTGGCCTTCATGTCTTCCCATTCTTGCTGACCGCCACCAGAACCAGCATCTAAATCTACTCCTTGCATTGCTGCTATAAATTTCTTTTCGTTATGATCCAATTCTCTTTTAACACTGAGGGTTGCAAGTATCTCTGGCATAGACATTGACTTTTCTAGTTCTAGATAATCTTTCCAGATCCCAAGCAAAAATACTTCTGATTCTATCTTTGCTAAATCTAATTCTTCCCAGGAAGATCCACTGTCTACTGCCTGCTTTTTTACAGACTCTTCTGAATCTTTATTTACTTTAATACCTGCAGCATAGTTGAGGAGTTTGTATACAATTGGCATGTTACATATGTCTTCTGCTTCTGGATAAAACTCTGGGCAGTATTGCTTTAATGCTATAGAGGCACACAAAGCAAGGTTAGTCATTGCTTCATCATCACCATCAGAGTTTTTAACAAGTTCAAAGGCATCCATTAATTCTCTTAAATATTTTATCTTTAATGGTACTGCTTCAACTATAACTCCATTTAGTAATTCTACTTGTCCTGATTCATATATTTTTGTTGCCATTATATAAGTATACCAAAAGAAAAAGCCCCATCCGTTAGGATGAGGCCAATTCTATTATTAAGTTGTGGTTTAAAGATTAAGCGCCTCCGCCAGCAGTGCCAACGGTACGGTCAACGATCTTTCCGTATGAACCAGATGAGTCATCTGGAAGTAGACGGAATGAAACTTCAAACATAGAAGCAGCATCACGCTTTGCAGATACTGTTACGCTTTCGATTGAAAGTGCACGGTATGCAGTGTAGATACGCTCCTTTGCAACTGCTGCGTCGCCAGATCCTGGACCTACAGCAATTAGACCTGCTTCAACTGGGACATCGCCCAAGTCTCCTGCAGATAGGTTAAGTGTTGGGTTTCCCGCAACTGTAGACAAGTTAGAATCCTTTGCTGCTAATGCAACTAGAAGGTTTTCCATTGTTGCTTCAGCGAATGATGTCTTTAGATTGACCTTCATACCTTGCTTGAACAACTTTGCTACGTCAAGAACCTGATCAACAGCAACTTCACCGAAATCTGGCTGGAACTGTAGTTCTAGACCATTGCTGGTATAGCCTACGTTACGCCACTTTGCAGTGTTGGCTGATGCTGAAAGGGTCTCTGTGTACTTTGTACCAGACACGAATGCTGGAACTGAAGTAGATGGTGTAAGGGCACCGTCTTCGTATGTGAAGAGCGCTGCTGCGCCAACGATTATGTTAGCGTTACTTCCTCTTGAATATGCCATATTTTTTCACCTTTTCCTTTATATGAAATAAAGGGCTTGTTTCCTCGTATTAATTATAACAGCGTTTTTACTGATTATACCAGTGGGGTTGAGGGGTCTTTGTAGTGATAATCGTACTCAATAATTATTTTATTACCCGCCCAGGTTCTGGCTGTTCCAAAGTCGATGATATCTCGGCTTTCATTAAGTTGATAAATCTTAAAAGTATGGAAGAATATATCTGTGCGGTACTCTTCTGGAACTAAAGTTTTATTTGAAGCATACCAATTATTAATATCTTGTCCTGATTCATCAGAACGATCAAAGTGCTCAAGGAATCTCTCTTGGATTCCGTATAAATCTACAATATCTCTTGCATAAAAATAATACAACAATTGCTCACACCTTATGTGTGGAAATGGTCCACGCCTCATTCTAAACATTCTGTCATAAACTCCAAGAAGATTTACTGGTCCTCCTGGAAATTGCTCAGTAAATGCGTCAATGTCTGTTGGCATAGTTGGAACAATAGCGCCAGCCAAACTATCGGCAAAGACCTTGTCTTTAATGTAAGCATTAATGATTGCTGGTGGCATGTTTGTTTTCATTATGATACCCTCCCAAGTGATGCAGTTGCTACCCAGCGAGATCCAGTTGATACTCCAACAGACCTTCCGCCTCTTGCTCCTGCACGAATGTTTTCCTTAAATACTTTAGCATTCTTAAAATGATCTGATAAACCACTTGCCTTTAAAAATGATTGCCTAAAATAAACACTAAAAAATGAATCTAAAACTTTTGCAAATTGACCTTGTGACTGACCTCCAGGGTTATCAATAGTAACTGAATTTGGAGTAAATATTGTCTGTCCATCAATATCGAATGCTAAGACCTTTGCTTTCCTAGGTGCTATGGTAACGGGTGTTCCGCTTTCCATAATCTGCGCCTTGCTGTAGAAGGGTACTTTAGATCCATCTTTTATAGTAGTTGATTGTTTAAAACTGCTAGAGAATTTTAAACCTGTTGATGTTATTGAGTAATTTATATCGTACAGTCGTGACTCTGGGCTTCCTATCTGATACCACTCATATATATGATGAAGTGTTTGTGGGCTTACCCTCGCATTTGAGTCTATATATCTATATACAATTTCTGTAATCTCTGGTCCTAAATTTCTGTACATCTCTGCTTTACCGTATTCAAGTCCTTCAAGAAATCCAAATGAGTAGTCCATTATGTTTTTCATTTCTTTATTAAATGCTGCTGTATTAAATCTAAGACTTATCATATTGTTGACACCTGGTTTTCAGATCTTCTAACAACTAGTTTGTAGTATTCAATTCCTCCGAATGGCCCTACGTATGGCTCGTTAGTTGCAATTTC